ACCGCCGCCGCCACCACCACCGGGGCCGCTGCCTGACCATCCGCCCTTGCCGCGGCCACCGCCACCGCCTCCGCCAGTCTTGCCGCCGCCCTTGCCGCCGCTGGTCTTGTCGTTGCCTTTGCCGCCGCCCTTGCCGGGACTTATGCGAACTTCACTGTTCGTGAGCCACCACGGGCGCGCGACAGTCATTACGCATGAGAGATACCGATCACGGCGTCGACTGCGCCCAGACCGATATCCGCCTCTATGGGTTTGGCCCAGATGTTCACCGCAGCAGCGACGCCGGGGAACTTCTCCACGATGGTCGCCTCGGACCATCCGTCGCCTTTGCCCATAAGCTCCAGCGGCCCTCGGGCGTCGGTGGGCGTAGTGGCATCGGCAGTGGCTTGCAGCGAGACTGGAACCCAGTTCGCCAGCATGATGCTGATGTCTGCCGCGGCATCCGCGGCAGTCAGCCGTGTCCATACCCCAGCGGGGCAGGTAATTCTCGCGTTTCGTGCCATGTGCTGGCTCCTTGTTACTCGCCGGTCTGCCCAGCATCTTCGATGAAGTCCATGATCGTTGCGCAGTTACGCATGGCAGTCTGCGGGTCGACCCCAAGAGCGCTGTAAGCCTGCCGGAGCAGGGTCATGACCGCGGCGGGCGAGACGCCCGGCGTCAGGACGTCAGCCAGCATGGCGCAGTCCCGCATGGCGTTCGCCGTGGGGTGCGCGTTGACGCTGGTCCCTCCGGGGAGCACCATGCCAGAGCATCCGCCGAGTGAGAGGACCAGAGCGCCCGCGAGGAGCACCATCTTCATGCGTCATCTCCCTCGCTCTTGAGTTTCGCGGGAGAGGTCCACGAGAGATACATCGCCGCCGCGGCCATGATGCCACCAACGAACTGGTCCCACATGGAGACGTCTACGAAGTCGCCAGCGATCAGGGCAGCGCCCATGATCCCGAGCCAATGCCGGAGGTTTCCGGCCCATTTTGCATTGTTCATGTCAGTTCTCCTATCAGACCACAGTCTGCAACGCATTGTAGAAGATCATAGCGTAGCCTGCGATCATTGTGCCGTTGCGGCGAACGTCGCCATTGACGATACCGCGCGCGACCGTGAAGTCTTCCACTGTCGGAACGCGGGGAAGCATGGAAAGGCTTTTGCCCTTGCGAAATCTGCCGCTACGCATACCCTCGAACAACACGACGAGCGCCATGTCGGGATGCAGCGCAAGCTCCGGGTCATTCTGAAGGTTCCACTTCGCGTAGTTCGTCTTGTGCGTGATCTGCACATAGCCGCGACCGTAGAAACTGTTGCCGTTGGCATCTGGCCGGGCGTAGTTCCGGCTGATGATGCCTTTGGCGAACAGCCGGGCGACGGCTCGACGCGAGCCTGCGTCGGTCTTGCAGAAACCCTCGCGCACCGGCTGCATCTGCTGGCCGGTCTCGTGAAAGGCAGTGGCCAGCACGTAGGCTAGATGCGCCCGACAATAACGCTCGTCGCGCCCGAAGTTTACGATGGCGGTCAGGCCGTCCACCTGTTCCGGTGTGAGTTTGCCTCTGCGGAACATCGGACGCACACCATTGAAGAAGTCCATCATTTGCTTGCCTCCTGCACGCGGACCAGCCTGCCGTGCAGACCGTCGATCTGCTTCTGCAAAGCCCGCTCCTGACGCATTAGGTTCTCGGCGTTGATCGCCGCCCGGCGCTCCATGTCAGCGAGGAGTTCTCCACTCCGTCGCTTCCGGAGTTCGCGCTGCTGTGCGATCTTCGCCTCGGCGTGCCTTGCGAGCACCCGGAGCGTGTCCTTGAACAACTGGAGGTTCGGCTCCTTGCCGTCCATGCGCCCGATGGCCCGGCACCCCTCGCGGCGAAGCCGGTGGGTGATGCCGAGCACGTCCTGCGGCCACGGTAGCTTCTGCGAATTGATCAAGGGCTCCTCTTGTGGCACAGGTTCGATAGTCGTTGGCTGCGTGATCGGAACGTCGATCATCGACAGCTTGCTCTCCTTGTCCATAGTCATTCCTTCCGTGGGTTTCAAAAGCGCCGCCGATTACGGTTGAACGCATTGGGGGAACGGTTCCGTCCGAGCATCATGTCGTTCCACCCGGCGGGTGTGCGACCGTTGCCCAGAGGGTTTCGCATCATCTTCTCGTAGGCCGCGCGTTTCGCCGCCTTGATCTGCTGGTCCTCGTCGACCTTGAGACTGTCGATCCAGTGCCGACAAGTGCCTGCAACGGCGTCGAGCCTGTCGTCGTGAGTGAGGGCACCGCGCTCGCGAGTGATACGCGATAGCTGATACCAGAACGAGTATGATGTCCTTTTGCTGATCGGATAGTCCACAGTGGCTTCCCAATCCTTGGCCAGCAGACCCTCGTCCACCACCAGACGCCCAGCGCCGATGATCGGCTCCAGCGTGTCGATGATGCGGAGTTCCTTCTGGCCGGTCTCCCACACGTCCACGATCTCGCAGGCGTGCTCCTTCTGTAGGAGCGGCGTCCAGACCGCACTGAGTGCGCCCTTGCCGTAGTTCTCCTCGATATCGACCTGATGAGGCTTCCACTCGACGGCGATCTCGGTCAGCATATCCAGACTGCTGTGATCGAGCCCGCCGGGCACGCCGCCCTCGTCTACGAGGAATATCTTGCCCCCGAGCATCTTGGATACCGCGTAGGCGGTCTCATCGCCGTTCTGCCCGCCACCGGCAGGATCGACATACATGTGCGTCGATACGAATGGCGCGAAGTCCTCACCGAAGCCAGAGGCCCTATAGTAGTGGTCCGTGATCGGCCAGTCCGCGGGTGTGTGAACACGCTGCGGCGGGGAGGGCTGGAAGTTGATATGCAGCGGTGCGCGATCACGGCTGATGTGCATGAAGACGATCTTCGCCGACTTCAGCGGGAACCGCTCTGCATCACTCAAGCGCGTATCGAGCATATGCTGCAACTGGAAGTATGCAGCGCCCTGATCAATCTCCTTGGCGATCAGAACGTCCTCGGGTAGGAGCACGGGGTCCGTGGCCTGCCCGCGGCTGCTCATAGGCCCGCCTCCAGTTCGGAGCGTCGGGTCTTTAGCCACTGCTGCGGCGATGCTGGGAGCTAGGTGCTCTCCGTAGTTGTCCTGCTCCTTCTGGGTCGGATACCGGCCCGGCCAAATGCGGATGACGTAACCACGGCTGTAGAGGCCGTTGTAAACGCTGTCGATGCTCTGGGGCGTGCCCAAGTAGATGATCTCGCCCAGCGAGCAGATCGAGATGAAATCTCGCGTCAAGTGCACGAGGCGAGCACGCTGGACCTCCGTCATGGAGTTCTTGCTGCTCTCGATGTCATCCGCGATCAGGAGGTCGGCGCGCTTGCCCTGCAAGTTCGACGTGATGCCGACGCAAGCCACGGACGGCGACTTCTCCGGTCCCTTCAACTCGTGATGGATGTCGAAGGCTTTGACAGATGCACGGTCCCCCGTAGAGCGGTCTGGGCGCAGGCATTCGAGTTCCTCCATGCCCATGATGATCTGGATGATCCAGCCGCTGATCTCTGTGGCCATGTCGGAGCCGCTGCTGATGATCAACACGCGGGTCGTAGGGTCTTGTATCTGCCTCCACACAGCATAGGCTGCGGTGATCGTTGTCTTCGCTTGACCACGTTGCGCCTGTATCATGCGATACTGCGGGCCGTGCTCAAGGAAGGCTGCGATGTCAAGCTGCACGGCAGTGCATTTGAAGCCCATCAGGCCCTCAATGACATCGAACAAGAAGGTGCTGAACTCGGCATACTCCTTCTGGAGTAGCTTGAGTTCAGCCCATCTCTCACCTGCCGTCCACTGCCGCTCAGCCATTCTCGACGAGCGCCAGCTTGGTCAGGGACGACAGATTAGTGCGCTTGGCCCTACGTGCCGCAAGGCGCTCCTCAGTCGCAGACAGCTTCTCGACCTCTTCGGTGTCATAGGAGATGTCGTTGTCCTTGAGGAACTTCGTCACGGCAGCGAGCATGGCGGGGTTAGGCATGATGTTGTCTCCCATCAGGAGGGACAGCATGTCCTCTCCCAAATCCGCGGTGACTGTTGCATCAAGTCCGTCAACGGCGTCCAGTCGCTTCTCGTAGGTGGCAAGCACCTTCTCGAATACGCGAGCAATCCTGTCGTGCAGGTTGCCCATCGTGTGTTCTTTGGCTGATCCTTTTGCCATCAGGTGAACCTCTCTAGGATGAACCACAAGAGGCTGACAACGAGCGGGATGACGAGCGCGATCCCGAGCATCTTGCCCTTGAATTTCTCAAGGGCGATGATACGCTTTCGCATGTCTTCATTCGTCTCGCCTTGTCGAGCCTCGTTACGGTCGATACGGTCGTCCTGCCGTGACTGGTGAGTGAGGATGTTCTTCACATCCCCAGCGATCTCACCGACCAACAGCAGGAGCTTGGTGTATCCGGGGTCTTCGCGTGGTGCCATTACTCGGCCAACACAAACAGCGCGTCCATGTCCTCCTCGGTGATACCGAGAACTGCGACGAGTTCCACGATGATTTCGTCCTGCCGGGCAATCGCAGATGCAACTGCCCAGTCTTCCTTGACGGCGGAAGGCGGTGCACCGTTCATGTGCTGTTGCACCGCAGCCAGATGGCCCGCGGAGCGCAGTGCGCGCACGAGCCTCAACTTGGTGACTTCCTCGGGCGGATGAACAGCGTCATGCTCGCGCTGTTCCACCACCGTGAGTGGAACGATCCTGCGCGTCAGAGGCCCAGTGCCGGTCCGTCTCCATACTGCTTTCATCGACATTAGAGTGCCCTCTTATAGAGTTTCACGGTGCCGCCGTCCATGCTAGAAGTGTCGAAGGCGATCTTCGCCTTGAGAACCTTCTGCGCGGCCATTATCCATGTGCCCGACCACTGGTTGTCGAGATCATCGTTGTCCCGTTGCATGGCACCAGTGACGAAGTGGACAGCGAGGGAGGAACGCACGGTCGGCAAAAACAGGAACCCGGATGGGGTAGCCGAAGAGTTTAGGTTCGCCGCCGCCCAGCGTTCGCCCTGATAGGCAGCAGCCGTCTCGCCGTAGAAGTCTATGGTGCCTCTAGCCTGACCACCATCGTTGTTCGACCACGAGTTGAAGTCCAGCATATACTCGAAGCCGTCCACGAAGTTGCTGGTTTCAGCAGAGGCCAAGATGCCGTCGCCCCCGAAGTCATACACGTTCTCCACGAAGGTCCACGCGAGGCCCACAGAGGGCAGAGCGGCGATCTCCGCCTGCACATACTCCGTGGTGGCGATCTGGGTCGTGTCGGTGCTCGGAGCAGCCGTAGGGGCCGCAGGCGTGCCTGTGAGCGTCGGAGACGCCAACGGTGCCTTGGGCGCGATACCAGCAACGATCTGGTCGTCCACATATTTCTTTGGGGCCGCGTGATCGTCATGCGTCGGAGAGGTTCCAACCTTGAGCTTCGCTAGTCCAGTCATAGCCACGGAGCCGTCCAGCAACCACGCCGCACCCGCGCCTGCTCCGTCCACGTAGTCTTTCGTGGCAAGATGGGCGGCTAGAACCGGAGTGATACCGACCTGCACAGCCGTGAAGTCCACGGAGCCATCCTTCTTGACGTAGTCCGTGAGGTTGATCGACGCCGCGGAAGCCGCAGCAGCGACCTCGGAGGCCAGTGCAGCGATGGCGCTGGTGTTCGCACTGACTGCGCCAGCGGCGGCTATGGTCGCCTGTGCCGTTACGTCGGTGCCGTCGATGCGCCCGTCGAGCAACTCCTGCATCAGCATGAACTGCTGCTTGAACTGGATCATCAGGTTGCGCCCGGTCACAGACCCGCCGGTCTCGAAGTCCACTTCGAACGCGGTCTTCGACACGGTGCGCTCCACAACCACTTCGTCGTCGACGTCGAGGCTCTCGGTCACTCGCACGACGAACTCGCTGTCGAAGGTGAATGTCCGGTAAATCTGGTTGCTACTGCCGTCGAGTTCCCCGACAACGTAGACTGCTATATCCGCCTCCTCCAAGTAGCCCAGTCCTAGGGACAGGGTGAAGGTCTGCGCGCCACCCGCGTAGGTGAACTGGTTTGTGCTGTAAGCCATCCTTGGCCCTCCTGTTGGGTGGTGGGCCGGAGCGCTTGCCCCGGCCCGTCGTTCAGTTGAAGATACGACTGGCGAAGTAGGTGCCCGCGAACGGGAGGGCCTTCAACGCCTGCATGTCGTAGTAGTCCGGTTCTCCGGCTGCTGCGGTGAGCAACGCTCCGGGTGCCCGCCGCAGACTGTCGGCCTGAGTGAACACGGGCGGAACCACACTCGCGTGATGCCCGAACGGATTGATCCGATAATCCTCCAGACCCATGATAGTCATCGCGGGGTCTGTGACCATCGGTATCCAGCCGGTCATGTTGTTGTAGGTGAACGCGGCCACACTCCGGTCTGTTTGTGAGCGGTCTCTTCCGTCGATCACATCTCGGACATTGACTGCGATCATAGCCGTGGCCATGCCGAAGCTGATGGCCGCGAAGCCCTGCATGTCCAGGTGCCGCGCGTTGCGGATGAACTGCTTCTGGAACGCCTGCATAGGGAACGTCATCAGATGGGTCATGACGGAGCCCCAGCCCGTGTGCATCCATGCATCCTGCTCTCCAGCGAGGGACTTCTGCACCGTCTGGTTCATGTTCCGGGCCATTGACGCGCCAAAGGTCTCCCGTAGTTTCGGGTTCCAGTCCTTGAGGTTCAGTTCCTTAACGTGCCCCTCCGGGTGGAAAGTGATCAGGCCGTCGTCCACCATGCGCTGGATACCATCCAGTTCAGCGCGCCCGAGGCCGAAGTCGTCCTCAAAGCGTGTCAGCATCGTTTCGTAGTCGCCCTCTTTGAGCGTCCGCATCACCTTGTCGATCATACCCAGCGTAGCGATCTGCTGCTGGTATTTCCGCACATGGTTAAAGGCACTCGTGTAGGACTGAACGAACGCGCCGTTGCTGGACAGCGCACTCACGCGCTTGAGCCACGAGTTCTTCGCGTTGTTGCTTACGTCGTCCATGTCGAACCACTCGGCGAAGTAGGTTTGATCTCGACCGATGTCACCCGTGACATACGCCACGTCCTTGAGCAACACCCGGTTGGCCTCACGCATCTGCTTATCCCACAGAACCATAGGTCCACGGCGATAGAAGTTTCGGGCGCCAACCTGCCCGATGATCGCCCCGGTCTCACCAAGCTGAGTGATGCCGAGCTTTTCCAGCAGGCCAAGGTTCGCGAGGCGTTTGGCCGTGGCCACGAACTGCCCCACGCCCACGTTCGTCACGCCATCGAAGAAGCCGTGTGTCGGCCCTGCGTTGAAGTGACTGAACATAGCTTGCAGGAGATCGGTCTCCATGACCTCCTCGCCCAGCGCGCGTTGCTCAGCCTGTGCGGCCTTGATGAACGTAGAGCGCTGTGCCCGGTTGGTGATACCTTGCCGGGCGAGAGCAGCCGCTCCAGACATTTGCCGCGAGTATCGCTGCCATGTCCGGTGCATGTCCTGCTCCATCATGTCGACGAGCTTGATGTCCTCGCCCTTCGAGTTCTTGACAGCGATCCCGAGATCAATCTCGTTCCGCGACTTCGCGAAGCCTTCCTTGGCCCGATCCTCGACACTGCCTACAAGGCGTGTCATCAGGTTCTTGACCTCGGCGTCGTTCAGGCCAGACATGCGCAGGCTCTCGGCCATGAACTCACGACCGTCGCCGGACAGCAAAGTGAACACACTGCTGTCCAGATCGTTCTCGCGCGCGAGCGCGCGATGAATAACAGCCTTGGCGACCTTGTTCGCGTCCTTGCCTAGGTCCATCCCAGCAGAGCGGTAGCCTGCGGCCATCGCCTCCTCTAGGTCCAACCTGCGAACACCGTTCGCGAGCAACGCTTCGATGCTGGCTCCATCCCAACGATAGGGATTGTAGCCCCGGCGCTCCGGCAAGTGCTCGAAGCCGTCAACAGCGTGTTGCCCGGCTTCGCCCTTGCCGATCTTGAATGCCTCTTTGCCTGCCGCCTCGTAGTTGTCCGCGGCCTCGACAACGTGCCGGTTCCTGCGGGAAGTCCGGCCCATTGCGCGGTCAGACATTTCCAGCATAAGCTCGCGATTGAACGCTCGCTTGCCAGCGCTGCTGATGTTATAACCGGAACCGAGAAAGCTGCTGTTGTTCTCCGTGGCCCATTTATGCATCAACGGGTTAATCTTATCGCCGATGTGCGTTTGGATGCGCCTGTGGAAGTTGTCCATGATTACGGAGGCAGTGGCACGTCCGCGGCCTATGCCGCTCGCGCTCTCGAAGACATGGCTGCTCAGGAAGTTCAGCGTGGAACTCTGGCTCTCGTAGAGCCGCACAAAGTTGTCCACACCGAAGCGCCCGAGCTTGCTGTGCGCGAGCTTTGTCCACGCACTGCGCGCCAGTTCTTGCTTCTTTTCGAGAAAGCCGCTCTCGTAGCGGATACGGTCGGTCCTGTCGATGATCTCAGCCTCCTCGCGGCCAATAGGCCCTAGCGGGTCATTGAGCACGCGCTGGGGTCTACCTCCGGTTCCGGTAGCAGCAGCACCCAGACTTCGGGGTTGCTCACCACCGATCACGGTTGCGCCCGTTTCGGGGTCGCTAAACACGTTCTGCACCGGCTCTGTCTCGTCGCCCTTGGCGGTGAAGAGGTTCACTTCGTCAGGGGCCACGGTCTCGTTGGAGTTAAGGCCGTTGTCGATGTCCGGCGTCTCCTTGAGGTTCGGGTCATCACGCCGCACGCGGTCGAGGAACTCTTTCTCAGCCTCGATTGCGTGCAGCCGCTTGCCAGTGTTCGCCACGCCACCGAGCGTGCCGCCCAAGATGGTGGAGGCCAGCAGGATCGCCGCGAGGTTCTCCCATGTAGCGGTTTCCTTGGTGGTGAACTCGCCAACACCCACGAGGGCACCGCCTTGCACACCAGCGTTGATGCCCGCGACGGTGGAAGCCAGCCGCTCGCCTGCCTTGTAGGTCAGGCCCATACGCTGGCTGAGTTTGATCGTCTTCTGCGTCACCTTGGCGGCACCATAGGCACCACCGGACGCGAGGAACAGGGGAGCGTCGATGTCCAAGAACGCGCCGACCAAGTGCGCCAGCCCAGAGCCGGGCATCTGCACGGCCATGCGCTCCTGCCGATCAAGCTCGTCCACGTAGCGCTGGTGCGCACGCATAGCTGCGGGCAGGTTGGGCTCGTCTTGGATATCGTCGATCATGTGGCGGTCGAGCCGCGGGTCCGCGTTCTTGGCGAACTCCCGCTTGTCGTAGCCATCCGCATCCTCGCGAAGGCCGACCAGCCCGGTCCAGCCCTCGTCTTTGATCTTTCGGTAGATCGGCGCAACTGCGGTGAACTCCAGCACGCCATCGACTACGTTGCCGAGTGTGCTCTGCTGGGCCTCGGCTACGTCACGCTCTGTGTGCGCCCGAGTGCCGGGGATGTCTACCAGTGCAGGGCTGGCGTCTGCGGCCTCCCGCTCGTCCTCTGTGATCTGAGCAGCCGAACGAAACGAGCCCGGCGCTGTGGAAGCCTCGGGCACTAGCAGCGTCGTGTCGATGCCCGTCTCGGGCAATTTCGCGTGTGCCATGTGGCTCTCCTGTGAATAAGGTGGCCCCCGACCGTTGTGGCCGGGGGACTTAGTTAGAACTGCCTCTCGTTCGCAGCCATGTAGGCAGCGCCTACGGCGGCGAGAGGTAGCTCGATGCGCTCAGACAAGTGTCCGTTTGGCATCTCGATCTGCGCGTAGAGATGTCCCTGCGCGTCGACGAAAGTCTGGAAGGGCCGGACATTCCGATGCACAGCCGTGCTGCGCTCCATGATGGCCAAGCCCTCGTCGATGTCACCGATCATGCCGAACAGCCCTTCACTCAGCACGTCCTGTATCACGCCGGGGAGGCGCTCTGCGGGAGCGAACTGACCGATGAACTGGTGCTCAGCCTGCACGGCCTCAGTCTGGAGATAGGCCAGCACCGCGAGATGCGGTAGGTTGGCCTTTTCAAACTGGTTGGCCCGGCCACCAAACATTTCGAATTTGATGTTCCGGTCGAGTTGCACGAAGTTGCCGCCGATGACGGCAGCGTTTTTCTTGACGTTCTCCACGGCGGTGTCCACCAGCAAGTGCGGCTGCACCGAAGGGGTCGTGCGGAACAGCCGCGCAACCTCTTTCTCGACGGCCATGCGATAGTTGTCCCGCGTATCCACGCCGTTGGCCCGTGCCTGCTCGGATGGTAGAGTGAGCAGTTCGTCACCGACGTCCACGTCTCCAGTTAAGTTTGCCTGAAACTGGAACCAGCCGTGAGCGTCGTCGAACTCAAGTTGGTCAGCGATGGCGTCGGCGATCAGGACTTGCGTCTCTTGCGCTTTGGCGAAGCCGGTCGCTGCACTCTTTGTGACCATAGAGGTCGAGAGGTCGCCCACGCCTTGGGCGATGATGCCGCTCTGTCCGGCCATCTGGTTAATGGCGTTGACAACGACACGTGCCTTCTCTGTGAGGTAACTCTGCGCCACCGTCGGGTTGATCTGCACCATCGCGTTGTAGCGTTCGACCATACCGACGATATCCTTGTCGGGGTTGCCGTCCTTATCGAGCAAGGGCCGCAGGGCGATAGCACTCTCGCTGTCGCGCATGTCGGGATCGACAGCACCCAAGTCAGAATACATGGTGTTGATCTCAGCGTTGACCGCCTGATAGTAAGCAGCCTCGGCCTCCGGGCCTCCACCCGCCTTGCGGAAGGCTTCCTCGTGCGGCTTGTTCCGGCGAGCGGTCTCCTTCTTAAAAGCGCGCCGCTGGAGTTCCTTCGAGGAAAGATCGCCTACGTTGCCCTGAGCGATGTGCAAGTCGATCTGCGCCTCTTCCTTCGTCCACTTGGTGTGGGCGGGGATGCTAGTCGTGTAAGAGTTGAACAGCTTCGTGCGCGCGGCAGCGTTGCCCGCGTCCTTGACTGTGATACCCAATTCCTGCACGAGCCTGTTGCGCTCCTCCATGACGGCGACCAGCGCCTTCTGCCGAGTGTCTTCGGAGACAGCCGGATTGTCGAGGAGAACATCATACTGTGCCAAGATCGGCATCATAGCCAACTGCAACTGATCAGCCAGTGCGGCCTTCCGCTGACGCTCCGCATCCGTGTGCGCAGCCTTGGCGGAAGTTCTCTGAGCGGTGACAATCGAGTTCGTCACAGCGATCTCGTGGTTGACCATAGCCTTGTCGCGCAGAACGCCATACTCGGCCAGCACGGCATCGCGAGCAGCGAGCCACGGGCCTTCCTTGATCTTGCCAGTGATAAGCTCTTGGTCGAGACCATTGAGGATTGGACCCGCCCGTTTCCATGCTTCTACGTCGACGGCCTTGTTGACCCGAGCCAGTTCCGATTGCGCTAGATTATAGGCTTCCGCGCCAGTCGGAACTTCCATCTTCTTCATGCGCGCTTGGAACTTCGCCCAGTAGCCCACAGACTGCTTCTTGTCGGGGAGCGCGTCGTAGTTGCGCCCAGCCTTCAGCCACTTGTCCATGTTGCCCGGCCCGGCGTTGTAGCCGATAGCCGCAGCCTCAAGGTCGCCACCGGCTCGCCTGACGTTCATGGCCCAGTAGTCGCGGCCTACGCGGGCGTTGTCTTCCATAGAGCCATCAGAGGGCTTGATCCCAAAGCCGGGATCGGCCAGCGTCAGCGGCACGACTTGCATCTCGCCGATAGCCTGATCGCCCTTGTTCGCGCCACCCGGTATGACCGGGCCGACAGCGTAGGGATCATTGCCGCTCTCGATGAACTTGATGATATCCTGCGTGGCCACAGCCAGTGCGGGCAGATCATTGCGTGCTTGGGCAGCCCCAATCACAGCGATCTGGGTCTTGCCTGCGGTGGTATAAGGGTCCATCGCAGACGAGTAAGCCGCCTTCATCTCGGCGTCAGTCACGTTGATGCCGTGGTTCGCCTCGATTTCCATCGTGCGTTCTGCGGCCTCATCGGGATCGACACCACCTTGCTTGATTTCCGTTTCCAGCGCCCGGTGCGCGTTGAACCGGGTCTCGTCATACTCAGTGCGTAACCGGGTCTGATACTGGGTCTCCGCGTTCTCCACGCGGTTCAACTGTTCCGTCGTGAACTCCTCGAAGACACCCGCCACCTTGAGCAAGTCGTAGGCTCGCGGGTTGTCGTTCGTGAACGCGAGCACGACGCCTTCGGACACCGCAGCCAGCCTGCGTTTCTCACTGAGGCCCGCGGAGGCGGAACCTTCGCCGCCCTGAGCGAAACTCACGAGGGCACCTAGGCTCTGCGTATCGCGGCTCATGATGTCGATACCGCGTAGGAGTGCGCTGTATCCCTGATCTTCAAGGAAGGCAGTGTGCTCCAGAGTGTGCGCGGCTACAAGTTCCGGCATCTGTGCGGTCATGTTCTCGCGGATCAGTCGGGCCGTGCGTGGGTCTTGTCCCTCGACGGCTTCCTCCAGCATTGCCACCTGCTTCGCCCGGAAGGCATCGGGCTCCAGCGCGTAATCAGCCTGCGCGATCTGCTGTTTCTGAGAAGCCGCCATAGAGGCGGAAATGGTCTGAGCGGTCATGATGCGGTGGCCCTGCAAGGCCCACTTGTCCGCACCCGCGACCTCCAGCTTCTCGAAGCTCTCGCCCTGAGTAGCCGCGATAGCGCCATCCATCAACTGCGCCTCGTGCTGGGTATTGGCCGTGGCCTGAAGCCGCTGGCTCGCCCACTTACCCAGCGCGGCGTTGATCGCGCCGGTCATACTCTTCGGCTGTGAAGGCATCACTGGGGTTCGCAAGCCGGGGCCTTTGATGCGGATCGGGTCGATCTGTCCCGCGCCCGCGAGGTTATCCTTGGCGACGGCGCGTAGTCCAAGATTTGATGCCATGCTGGCCTCCTGTTACTTGTAGCGGTCAGTGCTTGGTGCGCGCTTCTTCAGGGGGTGTTCCTTCATCAGCTTGTTGAGCTTCCGAATGGCCTCATTCTTGTGATGCTGCCCACGCGGACTTTGCCGTGGCGGGAAAGCTTTCTTTGCCACTGCCATGTTGTTCTCCTGTTAGCTGTGGAAGTTGGTGGTCTCCCACCAATCTACTTGGGGGCTACCGAAGATGGGGTTGTCTCCGCCGAACAGAGTGCGGTCGCCTAGTTTGTCACCCGCGGGCTGGTTCCTGTCGAAGTCGTCGAGTAGGTTGCCGCCGATGCCGACTGCTGCACTGAGTATAGACGGGCGCGGGTGCACCTGAATGTCCTTGCCCATGATGGTGCCGACATTGAGGTTCACGCCATCTTGGAAGTGCTGGCGCATCTCTCCGCGATACCGAGCCTTGCGTGCAGCCTGCGCGTTGAGCTCCGACTGTCGAAGGCCCCGCATGGTTGCGTCGACCGACCCGCCCTGCACCCCAGCGGCGGCAGCGGAGACCGTGGCTGCGCCCTGGTCTCTAGCTGCCTGCTTCTGTAGATCGAAGCTGAGCCGCATGGTTGCGTCACGAGTGGAGACTTGGTTGAGCGTGATAGTCCTGCGCTCCATCGCTGCCGTGATCTCCAGCATCCTGTTGCGATACTTCTGCAACGAGGCAGCAAGAGAGGCGGCAGTTCCTTGGTTGATGAAACCCGTGATGCCTTGTCCGACACTGAGGCCCATCTGCGCATACATCGGATTGATAGTCATGCTACGCGCTTCCCTCTCTTGAATACCTGCCCCCGCCATTCGATCTCAAGGATCGAGATCGGGCGGATGCCATCATTGGCTGTCAGGGTAAGCTCCGACCAGTCGGTCTGCTCGCCCCAAGGTATCACGAACTCGCCGGACCTGATGCCGATCCCAAGAGGGTCGTCAGGGTCATTGTCCGTGATTATGCGACTGTTATCGTAGGTCTTGTCTGCGGCACGATACTTCGACGACAGGGTGGACTGCATGGAGCCACTGTCTGCGAAGTGCACGGTGAAGTCCGTGGGGATCAGCCGCGAGGAGGCGACTGGCCGACCGTCGCGGTCCGTGATGAATGGCATGGTCGGCTGGACGCTCTGTATGTATTCGAGCCCAGCCACCACGACTGCGGCGGCGGGCACGTCCTCTTCGGCGAAGGTGTAGACGAAGGGACCACTTCCGCTCTTACTGTCCTCGACCACGCTTCTGCCGGGGTTGGCGCAGCCGGTGTGCTGTGCGAACGTGGCGTCGTCGTAGTCCAGAGTAACTTGGAAGCTGCCATCGGCAACCTCGTCAGTATAACGGTCAAGAGTGACGCGGAACCCGATGTCGTGGTTCACGAAGTCCATGTCGAGCTTCACGAGAACATAGGATGTCCCGTCGCGCAACATCATGTAGACTGCGGCGTTGTCCCAGAAGACGTAGTGCACGTCATGCGGCAAGGTCCACTTACTCCATGCAGACTGCTTCTTCTCAACGCCCTCCCACAGATACTTGTAGACATAGACCGTCTTGGTGGCCGTGGGGTCGTCAGTTGTCAGCAGTGCTGTGTAGAAGTTCGTGCTCGTGGCGATGTTAGTGATCTCGCCCTTGAGGTAAGTGGTCACGCTCTCCGTGATGTTGTCCGCACCATTGGTGTTGATCTCGTCCGATGCGAAGAACTCCTTCACGCCTGCATGTGTCCCAATGGTGAATGGGAACAGGATCGTGCGCCCGGTGCTCGAAGGTCGAGCAGGACCGGCCATCTCGAAGTCAGTCGTGAGCACCATGCTCGCGTTCTTGGGCGTCAAAGCGACGAGACCCGGAACGATGAACTGATGGTTGTCCGACATAAGCATCAAGTCGCGGTCGAAGGGAACCTGCCAGCGCAGATCGACTTCGCTCTCGGTCGTCGAGGCGATGTCAAGCGGGTCGCTGTCGCTCTCGACCACAACGCTCTTGCGGTAGAGATCGGCCGGAATATTGGATCGCGACGTGCTCCAGTTAGGCCCCGCCGTGAAGGATAGGCGCGACTGGAAGCCGCCTATGTCTGTGATCTGGAAGCCGACGAAACTCGGGTGCGGGTTGCTGTCCGCGTCCCCGACCTGCCGGGACTTCCATACATTGCGCTGGAAGAAGAACGTGTCGCCGATCTTGAACAGCACATGCGGCATGGTCGTGAGGTCGAGTGAGACCGCCTCCTCGGCGTTCACCCACTCGCGCCAAGTTCCGTCCGTGCCGAAACCGGCACCTACTGTCTCCTCGTCCGAAACAGCAAAGCGCATGTAAAAGTCGTCGTCGGTTTTGTTCTCGCCTTCGACCTTCACGAGCGTGCCGTGAGGCGCGATCTTCACGAGGTCTTCGATCTTCTTTGCCGTCTTGTTGTGCTGCCTAAGCACAAGGCCGTCGTCACCGTCTTCCACCGTGATGGTGAAGTCATGTGTATCATCTGTGATCAGAGCGACGTTGTTGGACACGATGATCGTTGTGCTCGCCTTGAGGTTCGCGTCGTTCTCCAAAGAGTTGGCGTGCACTGTGATCAGTTGCTCCATGATGTCGTTGCCGTTGACCCGATCCGGGTCAGTGTCGGGGATGTTATAGGCACCATCGGCCTCGACGTCATCGTCGTATGTGATCTTGATGAACATATCGCGTCCAAAGCTACCGCCCAAGCACTGCACGAGCCCTTGGCCCAGTAGGACGCCGCTCGTGTCGATGAAGGCGTCTTCGAGGACAGTCACATTCGGATTGCTCACATAGATCGTGTCGTCATACACATGGAAGTGCATGTCAGAGCCCACATAGTCGGTGGCGTCTTGATCCTGCATGTCCACGGTGTATTCCGTGCCGTCCGTGTCCCACACCTGTAGGACGCCCGCCGAGTAGCCAACGATGTATTTCACGCCGTCTATCTCCACGTCGTCGAACGCCTTGTCGACGGCGATGCTTGGGATGATAGCGACCTCCTCGGCAGCAGGCCGGGAAGTCAAGCCTTGCACCACGTCGCTGTGCATGTTCAACTGCTCGGATACTTGGCCGCGCAGTCTGACGCGAGGCTGCTGCTGGCTTACGCCTTGCAGCACCGAGCCGAGTGATCCGGTTCTGGACATGAACTGTCTCCTGTTAAGTTGGCTGTCGAGCGCTGGCCCGGTTGACTGGGTGATAGCGCGTGCGGAACCACAGGCCGTGCGAACCACTGAGCATGTTCACGTCGGCGTTCTTCAGGTGCTCCCGGCTAACTTTGTCGAAAGCCAGCGCTGCCATGCGTTCATAGCGGTCGAGTTTCGGCTGCGAGCCATCCTGATCCACGTAGAAGTCGTGCCGGGCGAGTGCTTTCAGGTAGCCCTGCACACTCGGGGGCATCTCTTCATACGGAAGTTCGTAAACGACCCTGCACTTGACGTCTTCGCCGATCACGAAGGTGGCGTCAGTCAGGTTGTAGAGCCGCAGGTTCCGCATGACATAGACTTTGCTGTGATCGAAGGGATCAAGGTGCATGATGTCCGAAGAGAACGGCACTTCGCCCTCCGCATTCTGTTGCAGGGTGACGACGGTCCGGTTGAACCACCAACCCGCGGACTGAAACTCCCGATTGATCTCGTCGTATTTCACACTCGCCGCGATGTAGCGCGGGTGCGATGTGTCGTTCGCCGTGAGGGCGTCCATTCCGATGGAGGCCAGCATAGCATTGATCACTGACAGTTTGGTAACAGCCATTGTGCTGGCTCCTCTGTTGAAAAGTGCATAACGAATAGTCGCAAAAAAGCCCCGTGCACCGAAGTGCACGAGGCCCGACACAGGAGAGAACTGTGTTCCTACCTCCCCGCAGGGAAGCGTATTAGGTGATCCACGTCACGGAGCCGCAGGCGCCCGGCAGGCGATTGCTGACACCGAAGGACAGGAAGCTGTCGATGAACCACGAGCGCTCCACCTTGTCGAAGAAGACGTCGCTCGAAAGCGGGATCGTCTCACCGGCAAGCAGGGCCTTCGGGTGCATGATGATCGCGGCAAGCTGAGCCTGCGCGGCGGTCATGTCGTAGGCGCTGGAGTTCGAGGCGTTCGACAGAAGATGCGTCACGGCAACGCCGTCAGTGGCCATCCGGTTCGTCATGATGACGGGGACGCCCATGAGGGACTTGAATTTGCCGGTGGCGAACTGGCCGTTGTCCGTGGAGAAGTCACGGTCGATCAGCTTGTCGTTGTTGAGGATGACGGCATACTGGGTCGGGTTCACGAAGATCGCGCACTCGTCCGTGTCCATGTCGTCAGTCTGCATCTCGACAACGATGCCTTCGATGGCCGTATACAGCAGGTCCGGATCGTTCTGATCCAGAGCGGCACTCAGGGCAGTGGTCTTGCCCGCGCCGAACGCGCTGTTCAGGCTCGTCGGTGCACTCAGCAGAGCGCCCTTCGCGGCCTGAATGAGGAACGCCTCGTCGAAGAACTTGGCGATTTCCTTGCCGTGGTCGATGGCAAGCTCCTGACGGGCATTGAAGTCAGTCTGGAACTCGTTCAACTGCGAGCGGTTGTCGCGCGCGAGGATCAGAGTGTCGACCGTGACCGACGCCTTGCCGAACTCGGTCTGCGAGACCTCGGGCCGAACGCCCGCTGTCAGGGCCAGCAGGTCGGTCTTGCCGACGCGCCGGTTGATGAGAGTGTCAGTGCCACGCACCGGCTTGACCGGCACGAACTTGCGCATGATCGACTTCTTGGCGAACTGGCTGTCGACAGTGCCGCCATACTGGTCGATCATATCAGCGCGAGCAAATTCACTGAGATGTGTGCTATCGACGGGTGGGTTGGCCATTGTGGCCTCCTACGTTAGATGCCTTGTGCTCGACCTCTATGGCGAGCGGCAGTTATTTCGTTGAGCACTGGGTCGCCCTCTTGAGCGCCCTCGCGATGTGCCTTGGTGAGTTCCGCAACATAGTCCTTGCGGGAAGTCGAGCGCGATGACCCGGCTGTGCCAGCGTCCCCACTGATGGGTGCGCTGCCAGTGGCGGTGTCAAGCGTCGTGTTCGCTTCATCCGCATTGTATTTCGCAGCGATCTCTGCGACGGCGAAGCGCGCCTGCGCCCCACCCGCGTCGATCATGCCACGGTATTCAACCAAGTCAGCATCGGGAAGATTAGTCTTGCCCCATGCCGTCATCTTGGCCCAGTTATCCTCGCCGCCCGCAGCGTCCTTGATGTCCGCTACGATCTGGGTATTGCGAGCTTTCTTGTCGTTCACGAAAGTCGTGATCCCGGCCAGAATAAGTGTGGCCTTTGTCTTGCCGACCTTTTCCTCAAGGCCAGCCATGTCGATCTTCGAGAGGTCGCCCTCCTGAACGGCGTCGAACAGGAGCGCCTTGGCCTCCAGCGGAGACACGTCGGCGTTTTGCAGCATGGTGAGCACGCTGTCGGCTACGTCATGTCCGGTCGAACCCCACTCGTCAGTGTTCAGAGGAGTGTTATCCTTCTCGGCTTCCGCAACCTTGTCCGCGGCTTCCTTGTCGCTTACCGCCTTGGCCTCCGCCGCTGCCTTCTCGGCATCCGTGGGAGGAACAGGGGCCGGTTTCTTGTCCGGCTCCGGGGGAGCATTGGGTGCTGGCGCAGGAACGGCATTCCCGGTCGTGCCGGTCTTGTCGTCGTTACCGTCAGTGGGTCCGACGCCTTGCGCCTTCGCCGCTGCCGTGGCTGCGGCTGCTGTCTCTTCTGGGGTGGCCATTTATCTCTCCATCATGGCTGGTCAGCCTGAACCGCCGCCTCGCCGCCCGCTTGGGCGACCTTGGCTTGGGCCTCGGCATTGAGCAGTGCTTGCTGCTGCTGCATCTGCGCCTCTTGGTTCGCCTGCATCTCTTCCTGAGTATACATGAAATCCTTGAGGGCCACAGTGCGGTTCGTGAACACGAAGCTCGCGAACAGCAGCGGGTTGATCGTTGCACGCAGTTCCTCGGGAACCGCTTCGAGCATCTGAAGATCACCAATCGCGAGACGCAGGTTGTCAAGCTGACCCTCACGGGACAGGCTCTCCAGCCCGGTCACAACGATGACCTCGAATAGCTTGGCGAAGCCGCCGAGTTCCGCTTCCAGATCGACCTTGGCGATGGCATACTCGCTCTCGCGCTGTTGCCATTCCAGAGCCAATCGAGAATAGAGGCCCCCGTAGGCGCTCTCCAACTCGCGTGCGTTAAGGCGTATCTCCTCGGCGGTCACACGCTCTGCGTCACGGGTGCTCGCGCTGTTGAGCAAGAACGCCTGTGACAGATCGCGCTCCCACTTGCTGATAGTTTCCAGCATTATGCTGATGTCGCCACGCTTGCCGATCTCCGGCACCGTGATGTCACCTTCATTACCCTGATGGTAGCTTCCGCGAAGTGAGTTGTTCATCTCTTCGACGTCGATGGTGCTCCCCGTGCGAACAAGGAACTTGATGTCAGCGATGGCGGCCATCAGGTCGATCATCGCCTCAGTCAGGACGTCGAGATTGTGGAACGCGATTGCGTTGTCTTCCACCAACCCCCGACCGTAGTGCTCGCCGCGTGCGAGCGTCCACGTCAGAGGCAGGACAGGTAGATCGAGGTCAGTGTAGTGCCTCGGCTTGTCGATCATCACGTTGTCCGCGGCCTGCTGGAACGCCCAGCGTTTGCCCTCCAGCTTGTAGTGGCTGTAGAGTGTCACGTCGGTGTCGGCAAGGTAGTCGGGCTTCACGGAGAGCATCATCCGCCGGACAGGCTCAGGAAGGTTCCCGAACTTCTTGTTGTCCTGCAAGATAAGCTCTCGCATATCGCCTTGGATACCACGCCGGATGCAGAAGTCGCGCACGCCGTAAACGACACGAGTGCCATCGAGCATCCGCTTGATGATCGCGTTGCCGGTGATGATCATGTGCTTCACTGCCATCACGGCCATCGGCCTGTAGGCAGTCATTTGAAGGGATCGCATGGCGACCTGCTCAATGCGAGCGGTCGAGGAGCGGACGACTTCCGCGAGCTTGCCAGCACCCTCCTCGCCGACCTCCGCCTCCAATGCAACTTGCGCCTCGGGTGTGAGGGCGAGTGTGAAGAACGGGCGATCATGCGGGAACATGGTGTCGGCGATGCGGTTGCTCAGGTGATTGACCAGACGGGCACCGACCACGACGTGGCCTTTCTCTGCCTCTTGGTTCGCCTGAACCTTCGTATCCATCGTGATACTCGGGATCGTCCACAGTCCATACTGCTCAGAACGCGAGATCAGGTCTCCCTTCTCTCCGTCCATCTCCGACCACAATGTGGACAGAGCGCTGTCATGCACTGGGTGAACCATAGCTTACAGGCCCCCAACCGAACTTGCGGATGGGCCAGCGAGGGATGCGGCCTTCTGGCGCGCAGCCAGAGAGCCCTTGCCGCGCTTGGCGTCCTTGTCAGCCTTGGCCAACCGGACCTCGGCATCTGTGGTCTCACTCGGCGGCTTCGCCTGAGCGGCGGCGGCTGCCTTGTCGGCCTGCTTCTTTGCGGCTTTGCGTTGCTTCGCGGCGGTCTGCTTCTGAGCGACCGTTCCGCCCACCGCAGCAGCTACGGCTGCGATGGCGACGATTGTGGTGATTGCGGCCATTGGCTGGCTCCCATCAGTCTGTGGCTCGTCTCCGAAGGGGCGAACCCCTTACGATGGAGCAGCCTGTCAGTCGAGGGCGAGCTTGTTGAAAGTGTGCTAACACGAACCTCGTCGACATTGAGGTCGCGGCCAGCTTGGATGAATGCGTCGAGTAAAGCGATGCCACTACGGTCCTCGGCATACCAGCCGAACTCCTGTAGCACGGTCCAGTCACGCATGAGGTCGTCCACCACCATGCCGCCGATGAAGCCGCGTGCCGATACGAATATCACACCGTCGTCGATAACCCATGTAACCATGTCGATAACCTTGGCAACATTGATCGGGACGTCGTAATACTCGTCGTTGAAGCGCTCGATTTGCTTCACTATGCGGGTGGTGTCAGCCAACTCGGCTCGCCTTACATCCGCCACCAGCGCCTCCCGCTTGTCGGAGGAGCGCTCATGGGAGTTGGAACAGGTGCCTCTGGTAGACGGCCCGCGTTAGGCGATGCTCTAGGATAGAGCGGAACTCGTCCTGCGCGCACCTGTAGCCGATGTGCCACTGAGTGCTGTCTTGATCGAGTGTCATCGGGGTCAGGGCCGTCAAGAGCTTGCCAAGCAAGTCCTCACTGATCGGCCCCAACGCCCGTGCTGTCAGTTTCGTCATGTGGGCCTCCGGGGTTCTGTATGTCAGATACGAGTGCACTGCCTAGGGCGGCTGCTACTTCGTGGGGGATCGGCACGCCTCGACCGACACATTCGGCAGCGAGGATGATTTTCTCCTCGACCGATAGTTCGGCATACGACATTTGGTTGTTCTCCTATTTCGGTGCACAGTATGCTGCGCTTGCGCGCGTGTGCTCTTATAGCGACCGCCTAACTACCCGAAGAAGTAGTCCGACCGGAGCACTTCCTTGATATTAAAGGAACCTTTCGCAGGCGGTTCGGGTAATTTTATGTCGTGGCGCTCCTCGTGCTCGCGCTTGAACTCCGCGAGCCAGTCAGTGTCCTCATGGAGTTGCACGAACGTCTCTCGGATGATGCGGTGCATGGCGTCAACCCGTCCAGCGTGACAACCGAAGTCGTCGTGGATCATGCTGAAGCAGTCGATGTCCTCTGCCATACAGGCGTTCACTACCATCATGAGATGCGTGGCGTCTATGTGGTGCACGAGGTTAGGGCTACTGCCTTGTCGCTGCCTCCGCGCACACAGGACGTCCGTGTCGGTTGCCATCCTGATATACATCGTCCCCGCAATCTGAGTGCGGAGCTTCACGGTCTCGTAGTGGAACGAGGCTTGATACACAGGGAACCCAAGAGGGCTGGTGTATTCTAGCGCGTGGTTTTCCTTGGCGAGGATCACACTACACTTCTGCACCCAGTCCATTGCTTCGCGTGCTGCGATCACGATCTCACTGATGCTCGCCCAGAGCACGGGTGTGAGGTAGATCGACTGCCGGAAGTTCGTGCGCTTGGAGAAGAACTTCGGACAGGTGTCCACGAGCCAGCGAAAGATGCTCTCGGTGCAAGCCTGTCGGGTGCTGCCGTAGGGCAGGGTCATCACGGGCTTCTTGCTGAGCTTCCGGGGCATGGCTTCATCGCCGAGTGACGCGAAGAGGCTGAGCCAATTAGATGCTCCAGCGTGATCCTCGTCATTGAGGGAGCGTAGACCACGCAGTTTTCGAGTGGCAACATCCGCCACTCGCTGGTAGATGTCCTCGGGAACATCGCCTGAACTAAGGTTGACAGCCGCGGCCCCAACGGGATCGCGTAGCATGGCGCTGAAATGCTGAAGCCCATTGCACGATCCGTCGAGCGCAATAGGAAGACTGGTCCGGTAGTCCGGCCCAAAGTCCGTCGCTGCCGCATACTCAAAGCACCACGCAAGGAACTGCCACGGCTTGTCGCATCCTCCCCAATGGGATCGCTGCCCAACCGGGTCCGCAGCAATAGCCATCCATAGAGAATGCTGCCGATCAACCCATGCGACACGAGCATCATAGCCCACTTTATCGTATCCATACTTGTTCGCGCCGTGGACTTTAAGCCAGTAGAGCCCCCGATCACCCAGAGGCTCGGTGCGTCCAAATAGCAAGAGAGCCTTGCTGTGATCGGTGCCTTGAGGAGACAGGCCAGTTGTTGCGCAGTAAATGCGCCCCCGGAAGTCGCACGTAAAGACATAGTAGAACCTCTCCTTGTCTTTCATTGATGCTGCTATGCGCATGGTCCTGACCAGTGCGCGGTTCTGTGCCTGCCTCTCGGCCTCCATGCTGTGCATCTCGCGGGCGATCAGCTTCCAATCCATGAAGGCCCGGCGGCGTGGGTCTTCCTCGGCCCAGTCGGAAGGCGTCTCGTCATCCTTCACTGGGCACGGCGGTATCTCGTAGGGCTCCGCCCTCGGCATCCCGATCTCAAGGTTCTTCTGCCACACATCGCGCATGACAGCCTCAACGCGGTCGTTCAGACGCCAAGGCGTGGCTTGCAGCCCGTTCACCGCCGAGAGCACCTTGGGCATCACAGCGGCCTCTGCGCGCTTGCTACGCCCATCCTTCCGCCAGCGGGCGCTGCTGCGCTTGATCAGGGGCGTCATGTCCCGCAGCCTAGGCGACCAGAAGCCGCCCTCGAAGGCCCCGGACCAGTCAGCAGGCGGGATCAGGCAGGGCATCCGGTCAGGGCAGGCCAGCGCACCCATCTCGTCGTGCTTCTTCACCCATTCGAGACATTGTTGCGTGGGCACCACGTAATTTGTTCGTTTGTTACCCTTGCGCACTATTTCTATCTCGAAAAGATCGCAGACCTCCATCGCTAGGCTGACACACAGCGCGCCGATCTTCACGCGATCCGTTTGCGACCATTCTTTCCACTTCATCTTCTTCTCTCGCGCGCCCTGCACCATGTTCCTGTGAATGTGCCGGTAGTTCTTGGTGCGACCGTCTTCCAGCCTACGCACGATAGCGTCGTAGTAGTCTTTGTGCGATGTCTGGAACTGGGCGAACCTGATCTCGTCCTCGATCATGGCTCCGATGCCGTGCGTGAGATTCGTTATGCCCTTACGGTTCTTGCCCACGGAATACGTGAACACCGCTGCAATGATGTGCCGCATAGTGAACAGCGCCATAGCATCCGTGTTGACGCCCGCGATGAGCTTCGCCTGCGGTATCCGCCGCCGTCGAGGCAGCAGACTGCCGTCGAGGTAGTTCTGGATGTGCTCACTGATCTGCAACACATAGCCGCGAAGCATCCGGCTACCTGCGCTGGTCTCAGTCTCTCGGCCTCCCTCGATTGCTGCCTGTTGCTGGTTCCGGTAGCGGTCGACGCCCCGGTAGATCATTTCGTGTTCCCAGTCTAGCTGGTCTCTCAGGGTGGCGTTCATGTCATCCCTTCACTAGCTTGGCGGCACGTCGTTTGGCCTTGGCTTTGGCCAGCCGCGCGAGCCGCTTGTCGTTCTCCGTCTTGTGCAGCGGGTGGATCAGCCCGCGCCGACCGGGCGCGGACCACTGCGGTGTGCTGTGTAAGTCCAGATAGTCGATCATGCGGTGCAGCCACGCCAGAGCGTCGTTGCCCTTTCCCGCGCCACGCTGGGCAGCACGGATGATCTTGCCCTCCATACCGTTGCAGTGCAGACAGAGCACGCCCCGGATGAAGCCGGTGTCGTGGTCGTGGTCGAGCGCGGGCTTCTTCTTGGTGGTGCCCCCGCGCAAGGGTGCATGGCATAAGGGGCATTTATGCTCCTGCTGTCCCATTATGAACACCCGGACCTTCTCAATCTGCCTGTGGCTTATCTTCACTGGGAGCCTCCATCAGTCGCGCCATGATCTCGGGCACATAGATATTGCGCACACCGTCTGCCGCGGAGCGCAGAGCTTCATACTTGGCGGGACAACCCCGGTCCTCCCGTGCGTAGTCCGCTTGCATGTCGAGTGCATCGGCGATCTCGTTGAACACCAGCCCAACGAGTTTCTCGATCTGCCCGACTACTCCCTTGTTCTCTCCGCTCATAGGACTGCCCAGTCTTCAGACAGCAGATCGGTCTGGCTGGCAAGCCACGGAACGAGATCGCCCTGAGCGGTGCTCATGTAGATATATGGCAGCGTCATCTTGCTGAGCGGGGTGGGTTCCTGTAGTTCCAGCCACATATCGTCACCGTTCCAGCCCGTTCGCGTGACCCGTAGCCCGGCTTTCATAGAGTGCAGGGCTTCTCCGAAGGTGTAGTCGCCAATCATGTCAGTATCCTCTCCTCTCTGAGCCACGCGAGAACATCCCGTGGGTCTTTGTTGCGCCGCATCCATAGCAGCAGCATGTCACCGAATAGTGCACGGGTGGCCGTCGTGGGCTCCTGTGTGCGAAAGTCGATGAACGCCTTTTCACCATCGAAACCGGCATCCATGAAGTGGAACAAATCACGAACGACAACGTAGCATTGCTTGTCGTTCATGCAGTCATCTAGCAAGGCAAAGGTCAGAATAGCGCCGACCGGCTTAGTCTTCCGTCCAGCAGCCATCATGGTCTTGAAGGCGTTGTCCCAACGGTCCGTGCCACGGGCAGCCTCGGCCTTGTCGCGCAGCTTGGCGAATGCCGTTGTCTCCACGTCGAACTGCCACATAGCCTCCTGACTGATGCACGGCAGTCCTTGGATGTTGTCTGCCGCGTCGCCCATCAAGCACTGCGCCCAGAAGAACTTGGTGCCCCAACCCTTCAAGGTCTTGCTCGACTTCGTGTCGTCGATCCAGAGGCAGCCGAAGCTGTCGCCGACGCAGATAACCTCCTCAGTGTCGAAATCCCAATGGAGGCCGGGAACCATGCGCAGGTCTTTGTCTTTTGACACGATGATCGACAGATGGCCCAGTCCATCCCGCACGGCGGCGTAGTTGGCTTGGGCCATTCCATCGTCTGCTTCTTGATCAAGGTGAACCATGCTCGGGCAGGAGGAGCCAATGAAATGGCGCACTGCATCCAGAAACTCTGGTCGCTCCCGGTCAACTCGGTTTCCTTGGTATGGGAGTGTGACGGCTTGATCATTGCGTCCACCTTTGTTCGACCCACTCGGCGTGATGTGCGCGATATAGGTCTCGGAAGCGGTCATCTTGCGCAGATGCTCGAAGCCGCGTTTCGTTCTGGCGCACATCTCCTCGAACGTCTTGCGAGGCTTGATGCCCTGCAACTCGTCCTTGGTCTCCGCTGATGCCTGATAAGACATGAAGTCAGCGTCGATGTGCGCCACCCGGCCCGCTACCGTATCAGGGTAGCGGACCTCGACCGAATGATCCGCGAGTTGCGCATCAGTCAGGCCGAAACGGGAGGCGATACTCACGACACGCCAAGCTGGTCGAAGATGGCCTGAGCAGCCGCCGCAGCATCGTCAGTGATCGGCGGCGGGTTGGCCTCATCTACGATCACCTTGTCGGCGTGAGTGCCGACTACGTTATCCGGGGCGACTGCCGCCACAGCTTGCGTGGCCATGTCAGCCTGGGCCTTGGCCTCCCCAGCAGCCGCAGCCGCACGGGCCTGCGCTTCGCCGGAAGGCAGATCGGCCTCTCCGGTGTCGCCGGGCATCTCCAGATCGTCGACACCGTTGAGCATAAGCTCCAGCGGAGAACCCGCGAAGTCCAGAGCGTTCTCGACGATATCCTGTTGCAGCCAGTTCTTGCTCTCCTGAACCTCGACGCCATCGCGCTTGACCGTGCGGGTGCCGTCGATGAACACGCTCTGCCACTGCTCCGCCGTGGGCTGATCCCACAGAAGCAGACGGTGCGGGATCGTGCTCTCGGGGATGTCGAACGACATCATCTCCCCGGTGGCCGGGTTCGTCATCATGGGTGCGCCGATCAGGTAGTTGAAGTCGGCGTCCTTCATGTTCGCGTAGGTGACGTCCTTGCCGTCGCGATCCTTGCCGGGGGCGTGCACGATGTCGATGAGGAAGCCCTCGTCGAGCATCTGCGGGAAGTTGTTGATCCCGTCCCGACCGTATTTCATCTTGTTGAACAGCTTGATGAACCCGCTATTCTCCGCGCTCTTGATCGTGAGCTTGACGCCGATCACACCTGTGATCTTCTTCATCTCGCCCTCGATCTCGACCTCACGGCAGTGCTTCGGGCCGTTAAGCTCGAGGGTGAAGCGCGCTTCACGGCAATCCGCCTTGGGCTTGCCTTGGAACGCCTTCTGCGGGCGCTTACCCACTTCGGTGTATCCGACGAACCGTGCGAAGGTCTTCCCGGCAGGTGTCAGGTCGTTCTCGAACACGGTCGTCTTGGTCTGGTCATTGGTTGAGGCTTTCGCCTGATCCAATAGGGTCATGTGCATATCTCCTATGCGGCTTCGTAGTGGTGTAGGTTCAGCATGTTCGGGCCAGTCTCCGCATCTACGGGGAAAGGCACCGGACAGTTGATGCCGAACTTGAGTTTAAGAAGCTGTGGCACAGCCTCCATGATCTTCTTCATGCCGGGGATAACAACAGCCACCACACTCGGGTGCATGTCGACCCAGACACAATCGTGCACGGTGTTTACCAGCAGGGCCAAGCCGCCGAAGTTGTCGGTCGCCACGAACCACCGCCAGAGCACTCCAAGTGTCATCTGCACGATCTCTCCGCCAGTGCCCTGCACCGGGTAGTTCTTCATCTCCGGCGGCGAGAAGCTCTCAGTGATGCCGCGCTCTCGCTGCCATTTCTGTGCATCCCACGACCGCCACTCATAGAGCGTGCCGGTGGGGGCCTGCCACTGCCCTTTGCGGAACGGTCGCCAACCACGCTGGCCATCGCGGAACCATTCCGCCGACTTGACCACCGCCATCTCGACGGCGTTGTTGAACGCCACCACTCCGGGGTATTCCTTGTCCTCCTCGACCATCAGGCCCTTGACCTCCTCAACGGGCATTCCGGTCTCGTCGGAGATCGTGGTAGCGCCTGCGCCGTAGGCCCGCTGGAAGCTGAAGATTTTGCACCGCGTGCGCTCTTGCTTCCACCACGCGAACTCCTCGTAGTCCTCGTCCTTGCACCAGTAGAGCGCGTCCACATAGCTGCACTTATTCTTGAGCGCCACGCGCTTGCAGTGGAAGTCGATCCGGTTGTTCAGATCGCGGCAGAGGTTCTTGTCGAGCGAGAGCAACCCTTGGACCACGACCTCAAGCTGGCTGTAGTCAAGCTCGCCCATGACGCCGCCCTCGAACCTGCTGATGAACATCGCCTTCACGTCACTCTTGTCGCCGCGAGGGATATTCTGCATGTTCGGGTCGCTGCTCGCGAGCCGGGTGGTCACGGTCGTGTTGTGGTTCAGCTTGTGATGGATGATCCCATCGGGTCCGATACAGGTGAGCATCCCCGATAGGTTGCCCTTGTCGTCAGTCTTGACGTAGTAGGTGCCGATCTCCTTAACGAGTGCGCTGTATTCCTTGAGCGTCTGGAGGAACGGGATGTCGCGCTTGAGGATCACGTCCATGACCTCTTCGCCCGTGCCGTAGCAGGCATTGCCCGCGCCGTCGAGACGGGCTGTCTCCCACTCCTTTCGCCCTTCGGTATAGCCGGGCATGTCGTAGAAGAAGTCCTGTATCTTCGTCTTCTTCTCGCCCCAGCCCTTGGCGTTCTTGAACTTGGGCTCGCCGATCTTCTTGCCCGACACGTAGCAGTCCTGTGGCCGCCAGCCATACTCAGTCTTCTCGGCCCACATCTGCTTGCTCTCGCTCCACACAACATTGTCGTATGCGGTGTCGACAGCTATGCCGTTGAACAGCGGCCACTTCACCGTGGCCACCAGCCGGGCGTCCTTGCCCGTAGACGGGTCGATGTAGGTAGCCGACTTCTCGTAGCGGATACGCCCACCGAAGATGATCACGCTCTTGTGGATCGGGCTCGTCCACGAGAAGCCGACCTCTGCCGGGATCGACGTCGTGTATTCCGCCAGCGCCACAGTGGCGGTGGCTTGCTTCACGGCCAGCTTGCCTAAGTCCTCGCGGGCTCGGGCGCGGTCGACCATGCAGCCGTTAAACTCCATCTCGGTGGTGGCGCATAGACCGTCCATCCGCGAGTGGATCGCCGCGGTCATGCCCAGCGCCTCGGCTTCCGCGATCTGACCGAGATAGATCAGTTCCGTGTTGCCGATGTCCCCGGAGTTGCGTAGCTCCTCCTCGGTGCCGATCAGGTAGTCCTCGACCAGCGCCGGGTCGATGTCAGAGGTATGCACCCCAGCGTTCCAGAACTCCTTCATGCCGTCGATCTTCTTGCGACCGCCGTAGCTCTCGATGATCTGATCGAGGCTGCACATCTGATACTTGCGCGCCTGTGCGCGGAGCAGATACTCCGCATACTGGCAGCACCAGACGCGCCCACCGCGCTTGTAAAACGCCTTCAGGCTCTCGTTGCCGACGACCATTTCGTAGAGCAGATCGAACTTGATGTTGAAGCCGACAAGCACGTCTACGTGATCGGGGATGTCGAGCGGCCTGCGCTCGCTGTCAGCCTTGTCTTTGTGGTAGCGCATTGAGCACCGGGGATCGCCCTCGACCTTCCACCCGCGCATGACCACGTAGTTCCGGTCGTCGAACGGGTTGGCCGTGCGCTTCCGGCTCTTGTGTATCTGGGTCTCGCTGTCGAAGACCATGTAGGTCATTTGCGCACTCCCTTCATGAAGTCCACGCAATCCACGGGTTCGGATGCGCGGCGTTCCTGTCTCTCCTGCTCCTCCTCCATCGCTTCCACCATATCGCTCCGGGGAAAAGTCTGCTGGCGCTCGGCGTAGGCGATCTGAGCAGCCGTCGATTTCGCCCAGTAGGCTCTATTCAGGTTCTTCATGGTCAGGTCTCCAATGCTGGAAGGTTGGTTGTCGCAGCGCGTTGTAGCTGTCGTCACGTTTGTATTTCACGGTGGCCCATGCGGGTGCCCAGCCCATCGTCCATAGGTCTCTGCGCTCTGCGTGAGTAAGTTTGCCGGGACCGACCCCGATCTCTTTGCCCTGCCAAATAGCGTTGATGCGGCCAACCATGCCGAGACGTTCGCCGTTCTGGCTTAGAGCCTCCTCATAGCCCGTGACCCACACTTCCGTGGTCGGGTCCAGCACATTCTTCTGGTAGCCCCATGTGCGCTTACCGGGCTGCCAAAGTTCGTCACAGGAGCGCACCACTGCGCCCTCGGGTGTAAAGCCCTCGCGGCTCGCCACCATAGCAGCCAGCGCCGCGTCAAGCTCCTCTTGCGTGTCGAGCATCAACTGCGGGATCACCCGCCACCCCGGCGACTTACCCATGCCGCGCATAATGCCCGATATGTTGGCAATCCGGCCCCCGAACCCACGGTCCTCGTTGTAGTCGTGGATCACGGCATCGAAAATATTGAGCACCAGATCGTCGTTCTGCTCTTGTCGACGCACATGACCGCTTACGTCCTTGAAGGGCATACCTCTCTCAGTGTGCGTGACCTCGGCCACAATGCTGATGTCCACTCGGCGGTTCATGCTGTCGCCTATAGCCCAAGCGAGCACGGACACCTGATTGTGGATGCTGGGCTGCGGCTTGTTCTGCCGTGACCGGCACGCCCAGCCGGTTTCACCATTGTGCTGAGTGGCGAAGTTCATCAGCGTAGGCACGCCGTCGAGCTTCTCGCTCACCATCACGGGAAACACCAGCTTCTTCGGGTCGTAACCTTTGGCGAGTTGAATGACGCTGCTCATCCCAGCATCCTCCTGTAGGCAGTGTAGACCTCCAGCATGACACCCTTGGCCATCCGCCAATCCCACGCCTGCATTTTCTCGTCCGGTAGGATGATGTCCGGAGTGTGCGGCCACGGGTCTTCCGCAGTTGTGAACAAGTCCCTCTTCTCCCACATCCACGCTCTGTTGTCATAATACTTGATCAAATGCGGGTCGCAGTCAGGAATTTCGAGTGCGACCTTAATGGCTGCAAAAATTCTCCATTCAATTCTCTTGAACTCCGGCATCCCCGACTTTAGCGGGCGCTGCATGTCGCCGACATAGGCTTCCGCCGCGTCGTGCATCAGGATCGCGTATTGATCGCGATACGGCACGTTGTCCTCGTGCGCCATCGCGGCGCATTGCACTGAGTGCTGTGCTACGCTGATCGGCTCGTCGGTGTGCCCGCCGAAGCGGTTCACTTGCGCGAGGGCATGAATGAGAGCCTCTGCGTTGACTTCCTCTGGCCGTGGATCGAGCGGGTAAAAGCGACCCGCGCGCGTTTGCTGCCACGGCCCGCGATCCGGGTCCGTCTCGAACCCGGCCTTGGTGTCGTCATACTGGGTCATTCTTGTGCTCCTGTGGTGGTTGCGTGTTGAACGGTTGCCGCAGGTCAGGGTTCGCCCGGAGCATCAATTCCAGCACGAATAGGTTGCACACGATCTCGTGCGCGAGATGCAGGATGAAGCTCTCTTTATCATGGGTCTCACCCTTGTCCCGCGCTCGGCGGTGCCTCCGTGCGGCGGCGTCATAACGCTGGCCAGCGTTGGGAACCTTGACCCAGCTATGGGCCTCATACTTGATCTGCCCGTAGTCGAGCGTGTCGTTCACGGCCTCCAGAGCGCGGGGCATACCGCACTCCAAAAGTGTGGGGTCGGATTTCCCACCATCGGCTTTGAACTGCTGGCTGTTCATGCGATCAACTCCTTGTAGAGATCATCCTCGGTGCTCACCACGGCGTCGGCCAGCCCATACATCACGTCCCAGCGGTCGTAGTCCGCGTCGAGGTAGATGATGGTGCGCTTGCCAGCGCCGATACAACGACCGAGTTCAAGATGTCCACTCTTGCCCGCAGGGAGAACCAGCACCGCGTGTGTGCACTCGTCAAGGTGCTTGGCGTCGAAAGTTTGCACGTTGCGGGCAGCGTAGCCTTTGAGGGCAGTTGCATAGTCGTCTCCTCGGTTCATCGAGTAGGTGCGCCAGTAGTCGTCGGCCTCGGGGCCAGCCGCATACCAATCGTCGAACACTTCCCACTGTGGTAGCGCCAGCCGCAATACCCTGCCCAGATCGGGGACCGTCGGGTTTCGGAGGCTCCCGATCAGGTAGACCTTGCGCCGCACGGGGTTCATCAACTCTGGCCACTTCCAAAGGCTGGTGGGCAAGTAGTCCGTCGAGGGTGCCGTCCTGCGCCCCAGCCTCTCGGGCAGTTGTGGATAATCTCTCATCTCCACGCCCTTCCTTTCTTGATGGTTAGGATCGCGCGTTTTGCGTTCGGATACGTCACGATCAAGGAATGGCTCCACGACGATAGGCCCTTGTTGTAGCCCATGTCCAGCAGGGCGTAAAGCCCGCAGGTGTAGACGCCATCGACGATGCCCGCGGTGTGCGTATGGCCGGTGTTGGCCTTGCCCACTGTCCGCAGGTTCTTCGGTGCGCCGCGCGCTCCGTTCGGGCCGAGATGCCCGTGAAGCCCCGCTTGGATCGTGTCGAGGATCAGGTAGCTGTCATCCTCGTGCACCATCGTCACGTTGCCCAGCAACTCCTCGTTCATGTAGCATTGAAGCGCGAAGGCGAAGGGCCGGGGCTTCTCGCCCTTGTCGATCATCATGTGGCAGTAGTAGTTCAGACGGTGCCAGAACTTGACGTTCGTGGCGTCCATTAAGGCGGTGTGATTGCGAAGCCAGATTTCGACCGCTTGATCATGGTTGGATGTGACCACGATGCTCTTGCACCAAGGTCGATACCCAACGTCACCAAGGAAAGCGGCGCTGCCCGCGAACTCAGCCTCAACGCTGTCGGTTCCTTTGACCCGCATCTCGTGCAGGAAGTGACCGTCCTTGATGTTGTGGTGGTTGCGCGCGGAGAAGTCGATTGTGTCATGGAAGAACTGCTCCCGTGGTTCGAGTTGGTCGAGGATGCCGTGCTTCTCGAACACGGACAAGAGGATCGCCGGGTCGCGCTTATCCCAATGGATGTCGCCGTGGGTCACGGCCTGCACGCGCTGGTTCGGGAACACAGCGGTCGGCGTGAAATACTCGTTCAGGTCGTAGAAACTGCCGTCGTTCTTGGCGTTCAACTGCCTGACCCACCAAGTGCCTGCGTCATCGACCTCCACGATCACCGCTCCGAAGACGTGGTGGAAGTCGGCAACCTGACCAGCGGTCTTCTCGATGTAGTTCCGCTGGGTCACGGCCCCGGTCGTATAGAGCATCTTCGTGGGGAAACCCTTCATGGTCGGCACGCTCTCCATCGCCATCTTGGCGTGCGGGATGATCGCGCTGTCCTGCCGGGTATAAGTCTTGAACTGTGTGAGGGGGAACTTCATTGTGGGGATCACGTTCAACTCCCCGCACCACACAAGATCACTCGCAAGCTGAAGGCTCTCGTCGCTCACATAGGGCGCGATGGCCGGATCGAACCACAGGCGCTCGCCCTCTTGGGTATCAGCGCCGGGCTTCACCGACTTCTTACCGTGGCTCGCCTTGTTATAGGTGAACTGAGAGATGTGCAGGTCCGCGCCACGATGAGCGCAGAAGTTCTCTAGCGCGCGGAGGAAGTTCTCATGCACCTTGGTGTTGCTCTGGGCAGACGTGAACACCATCGTCTGGTTCGTCGTCCACTGCCTGCTCACGTCGGCACTCTCGATCACGCCGGGCGTCTCGATGTCCTCTTCATCATCAGCGGGCGAAGTGTTCACTGCCGGGGAACTCGCCGGATACAGCCGGTCAAGCTGGTCCCACAGCGAAGCATTGCGAAAGCCGAAGCCAGCTTTGCGCAACTTTATTGCTGTGTCTTCTCGTGTGCGGCAAGTTTCGCGCGCTTCACGCACATGGTGATCCATCGGTTTCGGTTTTCTCATCAAACTTGTCTCCGTTCATGACCATAGGGATGTCGCTGTAGCGCACCCTCTCCGGATCGTAGTTGACTGTTGCGCGCGGATCGCCGGGAGCACCGGGCCTACGCAGTTTGTTCTTCGGCATACCGAGATACCGGACGCCGTTGAGGTTCGGGTCATTGCTCGCGCCGATCATCAGCATGAAGTCACACGCTCCCTGCTTGCCGGTCTTGCTGTCCTTGAGCATCCCCAGCGTCGGCCACATCAGGCCGTCGCCGTCGTTACTGATCTGCGAGGTAGCGAGGCCGATTAAGTCGTGCTTGACTGACATAGTTCGACCCCATTTATACATCTCCTCAAGCTGAAGATCAGTTCGCGCCATATCGCCAAAGCCTCTGATGTGGTCGATCATATCGTAGACCACGATGCCTGCGTTGTTGCGCTCTATTATCTGTTCCACTGTGAACGCATCGCGTCCGTGGACATTGACGACCCGGATGCGATTTGCGTCGCCCATCTTGGCTTGGTATGCACGTTTAAGCATTCCTCCTCGGCGAAGCGTTCCCAACTCAGCAAGGGAACCTCCGATTGCCGCCTGATACAGGCGAGGGATAATTCTCTTGCCCGGTCCTTCGTTATTAAGCCAGACACAAGTCTGTCCTTCAGGTAATTGTGCAGCGAGATTTGTAACTTCGCTTGCGATGAATGTAGTCTTGCCCTTATCCGGTCGCGCTGCAACGATCCCAAAGTCGCCGCCGCGTAGACCTCGCATAGAAGTGTTGAGTGCTTCAAGTCGCCAATGCAGTCCGGAGTTGTCGAGTTCTTCGTCGAGGAGATCATGGATGTCATCGGTAACATAGTCGATCTCTGTATGAGATCGGTCCGCTTTGAAGCAGTCGAGGCTTTTGCTGATCTCGCCATGTATGTCTGGCAGTTCCCCCGCATCATATCGAGCGACAAGGTTGGCCAATTCAGTGCCGAGACGTAGTTCCAGCAGCGTGTCCAATATCCCATCACGTAGTTCTCCCGATAAGCTCTGCTGCACGTTCTGAAGGATTGCCTCGTAAGCGATGATCGTTTCTTTCGCGAGTGTCGGGTGCCATGACCGGAACATCGGCATGAACACCTGCATGTTCACACGGTCGTGATCAGGGAACCGTTCGAAATATCGGCCGAAATCGTTCAGCAGTGCGAGGGTCTGCGGGTCCAACGAACTGTCGGGCACTCGGCCCTTCAGCCGCATGAAATCCTCCTTATGCCGTAGCATCTGGAGCAAGTGCAGGTCGATCATTTTGCTCCCCAATCCTGTGTTAGAAGTGCGACCCATATTACGACGCACACAACAAAGGGGGAGGCTAGACCTGTGGCGATGATTACGTCCGATAAGGTCATGTGTGTCTCCTGCCCGCACCGTCACGCGGGTCTACAAATGAGTATTCCCATGTTATGTCGCCGGAGCAGCCTCTATGACCCACTTCCCGTCTCCACACCCTAGCCAGCCACACTGTGTAGACGGGCGTCCGCACGGGATGCCACGCGAACCACTGATGCCAGAGGGTTGACGCTTGTTTTGTGTGCTTCCAGATCATGTGTGTCTCTCCAGATGTGCGATCAGGTCTGCACGATGCAGAGCCTTGGGGTCAAGGTCAGTTACTATCCGACTAACTGACACGGGGTAGAGCGCCATGCGTTTACGAAGGCTGATCCAGCCCTTGTTCCCGGCTTTGTCGCCGTCGAACCAGCCGATCACCTTGGGCTTCGCGATCTCTCGCGCTTGCTCCGGGCTCACACTGGTGCCTAGAACGGCCACAGCGGGCCACCCCACGCGGGAGATGGCGATGGCTGATAGGATGTCCTCCACTACGACGAGGGGGCGTGATGGGTTTCCTGTGGCCCAGTAGAGTGCACCACGACCAAACAAGCGGTATTTGGGGCGTTCTCCTCGAACGGCTCGCCCCAGCAGTCCATTGTCCGATAACGGAATGAGAACTCTCTGACTTCCTTCGTGCCAACGGAAATGGTATGTGTCATTTGCGATCTCCGGTTGCAGCCCGCCAGCGAGCACCCATTGAAGCGCTGCTGACGGGCCGTCCATCAAGGCCACGGCGTCGTCGGGCATCGTCTTGCTCGAAGCAAGCTCGTGGATAGCCCTGCGCGTGGCCATGATCTCCTTGATACTGCGTTCTCCGTGCGGCTCCCACTCTCGCTTATCACAACGGAAGCAGAACATCGAGATGCCGTTCGCGTTGTTGCTTGCAAGCGCGCTGGCATCATTCCCGCAGCATTGTATCTTCTGCTTCTGTCCGATCCGAAGGCTTCGGGCGATTTGCTGCCACATGACGTTCCTCCTGCTGTGCAAGTTCCTCTGATGCCTCGCGGTCGAGGTAGTAGGCGACCGAGTAGGTTGAGACGTGCACGATGTTCGCCACGCCGCCGATCCCGTATGGATCGCCACCACGAAGATCGAAGATGATCTGCTCCGGGTGCTTGGCGCGAGTGACTGCCGCTGTGGCGATCACGCGAGTGCCCATGATGTCAGCCCGCAGACCGTGATCGGCGAGATAACGCGACAGCTTGTAAATGGCATCGGGATCGCCGTTCACCATCGCGCGATACACACTGGCCGCAAGAAATTGCAGGCGAGTGTCTTCGAAGATGCGTCGAACTTGCATGGCTCTCTCCTCTAGGTTAAAGGCTCGGGGTGACGGGGCTCCGTCTGCGATGAGCCGTTCCCGTCTGTCGCATCCCCGCATACGCCTAGGTCGTAACTAGGCTTTTATCACGCCGTAAGATAGGGCGCGCAGGTAGTAATCAGGCCAGCGGATCGGTCTCGTCGACCGGGGCCGGAGCCGGAACGGCAGCCAGAGTGACCGGCGTCGGGCCGACAACCTCGGTGCCCGCCACGCCGTAAGTCTGGCGCGAGGGCTTGACAAGCCGATTGTTCTTGACGGCGAAGTTCAGCGCATTACGGATCGACTGCTGCGAAGCAACCTCGATCCCCATGCGCGTGGCAACGGCCTCGATCTGGCTGATGTTCAGGGCGGCAACGCCTTCCTTGGCACCAGCTTCGACGATACCGGCATAGATGTCGACGTTCGGGTTGACGATGCCACCGCTGGTCATGCGCTTGGCGAGATCGACCGGAAGGTCGGATACATCGGTGAAGTCAAACAAGTTGGTCATGTTAGCTCTCTTTCTCTCAGGTGTCGTGATGCTCTAGCTCCTTGGCTGCATCGGAGGGCGCACCACACGGATGCGCCCAGTGTTGCAGTCATCCGCGCTCGGGGGTCATTGGCCAGTTGGCGGGATTATGGTGCGCCCGTTCGTCGAACTTTGGCGCAGCCTTGTCGACCGGCCAGCGCACTGCGGTATCCATCGCCTCCGCAAGCCCGCCGGTCACGATCTCGTCCATGCTGATCTGCACTACACCCTCGGGGAGAGGAGCAGCCGGGTCGACCGGCCACGGCGTGGCTTGCATGATCTCGCGCAGCCCGTGATCCACGGTGTCGACAGCGTTGACGACTTCCGGCTGGGGCACGATGAACTTGTTCGGGTTCCCTTCACGGAACACCCAGAACTCGCCTGTGAAAGGATCGAGTATATACTGGTCGAGACCGAGAGCCTCGTCCTGCGTGACAGCGTGCACACAGCCGAGATACGCATGACTGCCGTCGCTGCCATACTGCGTGACGTATTGCTTGTTGCAGGCAGTGATCTCCTGCCAGTGCACCGCTCTGTCGCTCAGGCAGAACGACTTCACACGTCGCCAATGTAGACGACTTATGATCCAGAGCGTCTCGAATGTGCCCCAGTAGAAGCCGACCCGCCGAACGAACGTGATCCCAGAAGAGGCCATGTAAGTCTCAAGGCTCTCCGTATCATTGAAGTCCGTGGCGTCCAGTCCGAATAGAACTCGCATGGTGTCTCTCCTGTGTCAGGTGGGGTTCAGTCATCAGTGAACTCGGCAGAGCGGCCCATAAGCTCGCAGATGCGGGCGGCTGGAGCCATGTTGCTCACGTTACCAAAGGGCTGTGGACCCGATACGATCAGGCCGACCACATTACCGTTTATATCGAACACCGGCGCACCAGAGCTACCAGGGCCAGCGGCGATGTTCAAGGGGACTACGATGTTGCCGCGCCAAACGACCCGCTTGCCTGCCACACGTCCCCAAGAGTGAAAGTCGCGCAAATCTTTGGGGCTGGAGATCGAGTAGACCTCCTCCCCGATCTCGACCTTGGAGCAACGCAGAGGGGCCGGGGCACGCGAGATCACTTCGTCGAGCTTCAGCAAAGCGATGTCGCTTATCTCATTAGTCCACAACACCTTCACTACGGATTGGTCGATGGTCAGCACCGGGCCAGCCCTCACACAATGAGCGGCGGTCAGGAAGTAACCATCCCCAATGTGAACACCGGAGCAGTGGCCCCGGCCAATGGCGATGTAGACCTGTGCCGGTTTGTCGTAAGTGACCTCCACGGCGGGCTCCCAATATTCGACCGCCTCGACGGGAGCCGTGGATAGCGTGAGGTTGTAGATGGTGGCGCAGAAAGAGAAGAATACGGCGGAAGCAATAAGGGCGACTTTCATGGCGTTTTCCATCCTTTGGTTGCATGGAGTTGATACAGCTTGCCCTCAGTCCCCTCGTCCTCACGGAACTCGAAGCGCGGCAATAGACTGCCGAAAGGCTGCCCGCGCTTGAACGAGGGCTTTCGGGGTCGCGGAATAGGGTAGCCTCCGCGAGGCTTCTGCTGGTTATTCATTTCATTCTCTCCTCGTCGACGCTGAAGTGCAGCGCCTTGGCATTCACCCGAGTGGCATGCACCCAGTTCGTGTCGACCTCCCATCGCAGCGCGTTCGCAACGATGCTGTCCTTGATGCTCGCGTGTATCCTATCGACATCCGCTTCGGGCACACAGACCTCTACAGTCCACGCTTCCTCGGGCATCATCGCACCGGGATAAGTCTTGCGCGAGATGTCTGCGCCCATCACCCAGAACCCGTGTTCCACACGACTTGTGCATCCGCCGGTCAGCCAGCAAACCATCTCAGTCACACAGCGCTTGAACGCATCAATGCTGTGCACCCGGTGATCTCCAGCTTGGGGTCGGATCAGACCCACAGTGTAGCTCAGGATGTAGTGCATTACGGCCTCCATGCTATGACGGCGGTCAGTGTCGCCGACAGATCGTTGAGCAGCAAGCGCTCCTCGGCGGTCCCGAGTAGCTCAGCATCCCATTTGTCGCGCAGCCATTGCACATCAGAGCGCAGGCTGACCATCATGGAATACGGCAGGCCCTCACCGCCGAAGTTGGTGATTGCTTTCCTCGCGTGATTGCTGGTCATCACTGTGTCCTCGCTATCGCGTCGATCATCATTACGCCCCAGCCACCCATGCCCATGAAGAACCCGAGTAGCAGGACAAGCGGGTATCCGATGCAACGGGTCATTTCATCGCCTCCCAAGCGGATGCGACAAATAACCCGGCCCCTTTACCAAGGCCGACTATTAACACGAACCCGAGTAGCAGCGTGAGTAGGTATCCGATGCAACGGGTCATGACCGTGATTCCCCCGACATAGCCGCGATGAACCTCTTGCGATTAAAGCCTCGCCGGACAACCACTCCGTCGTCGTCCTTTACGGTCGGATTATCGTCCTCCAGACTGTAGCATAGAACCTCGGCAAAGCGCTTGATCGCCGTATGTATCTTCACGAACTCCTCGAAAGACACATCTGCATCGCCGATCATCTCGTCGATCACAGCATCTCTCGCGCTCACGAGTATATTGTAGTGCTTTCGTGTCATGCTCATGGTCAGTCCTCCTCTCGGGCATCCGCATAAGCGCGGTATGAAGTGCTGAACGGTCCAGTCGGATCGCTGTCAGGCAAGTATCCGGGCGAGCACGCCCACCAATACCAGCCGGGTTGCCAGTCAGGTGCGCAGGCGTCTTCGATCAGGCTGTCAGTCCAAAAGACCTCGAACGATCCATACGCCTCGCCATCCTCGTGAATGAACTGTGCGTAGCCAGCATGGTCATCGAACACCTTGGCTTCCTCGGGCCGCGTTCCGCCGATCTGCATTGTCAGTCCTCCTTGTGAAGCTCCTGCAAGTAGAGCACGTAAGCGAGGATCACAGGTGCCGCGATGACAAATGCGATCAACAATCTGCTCGCGATCCATGCGGTGAGATAGCTCATGTCAGCCACGGCTGGCGTTCTTGCAGCGTGGCGCGCAGAACGATCATCATATTCGGATCGTTGAACAGCCCGGAGCGCTTGGCTACTCTCACCCAGCGCTCAAGTCGGCGGGTGCCCAGCCTTCGGATCATCTGCCCCATCGGCGACGTTCGGGCTGCATAGGATGCCCGCAATATGTCGGTCTTCATGTCGCGTTCCTCCTGCGCAGGTAGTGCAAGGCAATCGCTAGTTCCAGCAAGGTGGCGTGCCTGAGCTTTAACAGGAAGCGCAAGCGCTCACGCTGGACGTTTAGTTCACCCCATTGTCGGGTGGCACGCGCATTGCGGCACACAGCGATCACGATCTTGATGCGTTCGCATACTCTGATGTTCAGGGTCACAACGCTCTCCGCTGCTTGGCTGCGTTCATGCGCACGGCGCGCTGGTAGCGGTCAGAGAATAGCTTCTCCAACTCGGGCTGTGTGCCGGTCAGCACGACAGTCATCTGCTCATGCGGTGCCGCGATCACGGGCGCAGAGCTATACACCTTGCGATACTCATTCACGCCCTGCGTAAAGCCCTCGGTGGGCCTAGGGAGCATCTCCCTGCGTTCACGCACTACGGGCACCTGCCCATAGGGCGTGCTGGTTATGTGTTGCTGCTGCATAGCGCTCTCCCGAGTATGGCCTCCCAAATTCCCAGCAAGAACGCCTTGGAAGCCTCGAATGCAGGCGTTCGCTGCCTATCAGACCGGATGCGCAAGGCACTATTGTGGAGCGGTCATTTCTCACTCGCTCGGCGCTGATGCGCAGGCATTGGTGAGCCTATGCCGATCACGGTTGGCAGGGTGCTGCCATCCGGTCAGATAGATAGCGAGTATGATGAAGCGGTCAGGCATTGCACCTGAGAACACTATGGCCTTCAGCCTATGGTCGGGCTGACGCGACCGGCAATCACATACACGGTGGCCGGTGCTTCTTCATGTGGAAAGGCTCATACTGCGGATGACTAGTCACATCGGGCAGTCTACCCGATCCAGCGCTTGTCGCTCCGCTTCATGATATTCGGTATCGAGGGTCGGGCAATCAAAGACGGCCCGACCCATTGGGAGTTTCACCCGTTCATATGCTGCCTATCAGGCAGCCTTCGCCTTGATGGCGGTCACGATGTTCGCGACATTGGCCATTGCCTCGGGATCGAAGACGTCGCCCTTCTTGCCCTTGGCGCTGCGCGTGGCAGCCTTCTCATAAAAGGCGATCAGTTCGTCCACGAAGTTCATGGGCTTCTTGATCGGGGGCTCCCGGAACGTCCACCATTGCGTATTCGCAATGTGGCGCATATCCAAGTCGGCACCCTTTACCTTGCCACCGACGACGGTCTTGTCATCCTCGTTCAGCACGAAACCCAGCAACTTCGCCGAGCACGCCCATTGAATGAGAGCGTTCTTGCGAACACCATCACCCAATTCGGCGATCAGCTTGTTGACTTGACGCAGCGGGATGCGCACGTCATTGCCAGCAGCCCAATCGGCAGCGACCGCCACGAGGATCAGGTGAACGTCAAGCTGGAGTGTATTGCTCCGACCAGTCACGTTCTCGATAGCCTCGTCGATAGCAGCCTCGCCTTTGAGGGTCTTGAAGTCGATCTTCGGCATTCAGTCTCTCCTCGGTATGTATTGGTCTATCGGTCACGGTATGACCGAACAGTCATACCCCATTGCGCACCAGAGGGTTCAAGAATGGTGCGCAATCAGGTATCACTCAATATCTACCGCCGTTATCATCAGCACGGCAGCCAGTAACAGCACGGCAGCAGCCATGAGCCCACTCATGCCCGATACCCATACTTGTCCTTCGGGAAGACGGTCATAAACAGCCATACACAACTGGCAAACCAGAGTATGGTGTAGATGAACATGCCAGCCTTCACCCCAAACAGGGATGTCAGGCACCACAGTATGAACATACCGATCAGATAACCGGCAACAAAGCATGTCGCTATGATGCCAGTGTATGCGCAAGCCGTCCCCGCTTTACGGGCAAACTCACGCTTTGTCATGTTGATCTTCATGCGTTCCTCCATAGTTAACACCATGAAAGATCACCATTCAGTGCATAGGGTGGTTGTAGAGGGTAGTCTTTCAGGGTGTTAACCCTTGCCCGTTAGCATCGCGTCATTATCCGCATCGCTACACAGCGCCACCCGGTTACAGCCTAGGGTTTCCGCAGGGTTAGTGCGGCTAGGGTGTTCGGGTTCGGTGCCGGGCTATCGCAACCAAGTCTAATCCGAAGCTGTTCGCTGCCTTGCGGAGGGTGTGTTCGCCGTGCCAGTGCCGTTCTAAGTGTTAGCGGCTATTCTGGCGAAGTCTTGGGAACACCCTTTGATCCGCTTGGCACTACTGAGCCGCGCTTGGATTAGGTGTATGATTGCTTTCCTAGAGGATTGCAGAGCGAGACCGGGGCCTCGCTTGTCGCAGGTGCCGTGACTAGCTGGCCATCGCAACACTGTGACCAGTGTCGCGAATTATGCCAGCTAGGGTTCACACCCTTGCTGCAATCCAAAGAGGGTATCCGCTCTCCCTTGGCCTCGCATGGCCACCCTTCCGGGGCGGGTTCGTGGGGGATGGCTTGCCAGCACACCACCGAAATCCTCTAGGCTTCGCGGCACCATATCCGCTGGGTTTGCCGTCTCGCCGTGTAAGGGCTTCGGGCTATAGGTTGCGCCGGGCAATCGAGTAAGCGGCGCTATAGGCTTGGCCATCGCTGACCGGGTGTTGCAAGTAAAGAGCGCGTAGGGTGTAACCTGCTAGGAACAGGGTAGTTAGGCACGGCATTTGCCGCACCACCCTTCTCCCATAGTTGCACCTGATTCGCAAAGCCTTTATAACTGATATGCACTAAATGCGTATGGTGTAATGGTTTACACAGTGTATGCACTAATTGCATACTATGTGCACAAGTAGTCGTAGGCTTCCCAAAGAAGCCGTAGACGGATTGTGCGATAGTTTATGAGAGTTTATGAACAGAGTGAATAACATAGTTTATGAATAGATAGCTTATCCGGGCTATTACTATGAGTATAAGCGCGAAGCGTTGTAGACTATGAGATCAGATAGCTTATACACTGCTGCGCAGGTGGAACAGATACAGACCCGGATCGCCTAGGATCGCCGGGATACCGCATGTGCTCTTATAGCGACCGCCTAACTCCCAGAGGGCTGGGCAGGGAGGCCAGCAGGGAGGCCAGCAGGGAGGCCAGCGAGATCAAAGGGGATGCGGCCCGGATCGAAAGGGGATAGCTCGCAGCGCTTGCACACGGTTGACCACAGAGCGGAGAGTGATCGACCGCGCTGCACTCGGTATGCACTATCTTTGACCCGGATAGACGCATGTGCGCACGGGTTTACAGTGAGAGCCGGGCCGGGGTATGGGGAAACCTCGCGAGCTATACCTTGTAGATACCCCCACGCAAAAATCCGTTGCTTTTCTAACAAAGTATGTCCTCGTATGCGCGAAACGAGTTATACTCTCGATGTGCAACAAGTTCAACGAGTGTTGCACACTGAGAATACAACCGTTTGCGTTTTTAGTTCTCGCCTGCTTCTCCCCAAGGCAGGTCCACATACACCGTCGCACCAGAAGCCACTTGCGTGCTTCCCGTCCTTGTGTAGTTTCTTTGCCATGCGGGCCTCCGTTACCTCAAGTGCTTGGTCTGAGCACGGCGTTCCCGCCATGAACGGAAAGTGCGCCAGAAGTGCGTGAAACTGCGGTATATCGTCCACAGTCCAACCAGCAGCAGAACTCCGCCGAGAGTTAGCAGAGCCCCGGTTGTGATAGTTGCCAGATAAAGCATCCTGTGCCTCCTAGTTCTCGTTCACGACGAACGTCATCTGAGCGTTCACAGCAGCAGTTGAAGCCGGAACGCGCGCGAGGAGCGCTACATCGGTGAGCGGTGGAAAGAAGATCGGTTCCTCGAAGTGAAACTGCACGTCGTTGATGGCAGCGTTCAGTTCAGCCACCAATCGCACGGCTTTGATCTCCGTGGTGTCCATAAGGATGTCATTCCGCTGTAGCAGCAGGAAATCCACAACCTTGGTGCTCGCTACGAACAAGTGGATGCCGCTCAAATACCCGCGCTGACCTACGCCGAACGTAAAGGCTGCGATCTGGGTCTGGCCCTCGGGGAAATCGGTCGACAGAATGGTTGCCCACTCCTGTCCAGCCGTATCCTCGATCACAATCGCGGCGGCGTGCGAGCCGGTGTTCATATCCGCGGAATACACGCCCACGTCGGAGACGAAAGCGCGGTAGACGCGCATGAATAGCTGGGTGGTCGGAGCGGAGGCCAACGCGCCCGCTGTAGCCACCGTCTCGGAGACCTGCGCACCATCCGGGCCGATCCCGATGAAGGTCACAGCGCGGGCTCCTGTGCCCGCTGCGGTGTCAGCCGCGTTTCCGCCTGCCTTGATCCGCATGGCCACGGCATCCGCGGATTTCGGGGTGTGATAAATGCCGTCGTCGGAGACTACGCCGAACGTAGTGCCCACAGCCGGGTTATGCCCGAACTTGAAGATGGTCTCCAGCCCGTGGTTCTCTCCACCAGCAATGAGCATCCCCTGATCGTTCATGAAGTCCTTCTCGAACTGCCCGTATCGAGTGATATGCGTCATGTCGACCTCCTTTCCTGTGAAGTGGCCCCTCTAGCCTATCGCCTTATCGGTGCGGAGCTAAGAGGGGCCTTTCACCGCAATTTCTGCGTATAAACGCGGAATATACGGATTAGACGTCGCTGAGCTTGACCCATTCGAGCCAAATCTCGCCGGTGACAGGCAGAGCGGTCTCGCCGCTCGCAGCCCATGTGTCGGCGACGTTCAGGAAGACGGCCTTGACGCCAGCGGCCTCGTTGACGATGTGCCCGGCGGTCGCCGAGACAAGCGTCTTGACCTCCGCTGTGCCATCGCAAACCGCGACCTGTGCGGTCAGGATGTCTTCCCAAGTCGCGGTGGTCATCGTGGCGACCGCGCCGACCACGATCACGGACCCGAGCGAAAGCTCAGGAGTGTCGTCGTCGATGTTGCCGTCAGCGGCGGTCATGGCGATGTTCATGCCAGCGACCTTCAGCGAGTGCACGCCGGTCGGGAAGGTGTAGACCAGTTTGCCGACGCCCAGCGCGGCCCCGCCTGCGATGGCGGGGAACACGGTGTCGAGGGTCAGCTTGGTCACATAGTGATGCCCATCCGCGGTGAAGTGCTCCGCGACCACGCCAGTCGGCACGGTGCCGATCTGCACGGCCTTCGGGCCGTAGCCGTTGGGCCGATACCGGATGTTGTCTGCATAGCTCATAGTATATCCTCCATGCAGCCGCTATTACGCGGACGTGGTGCCGGTCGTGTCGAAGATGACCTCGGACCCGCCAGCGTGAACGTAGATGTCGCCGCCTGCGGTGCTCTCGGCCCACAGTTCCAGCGTGGTCTCGTTCGCCTTCAGAACCTTGACGGCCAGACCCTCGCCTTCGACCTGCGGCAGTGCGGTCGGCGTCTCACCGCCGGTCACAAGACCGACTTCGAGATCGTCCAGAGCCGACAAGATGGTGAACTCGTCGCCACCGAGTGCGTCGGCAACGGCTTCCAGAGAAGTGTAGGTGGCCGCAGCCAGTGTAACTTTCGTGACAGACATAGCTGTCTCCTTTCTGTGCGCGGGGTGTGCGCGATTAGTTAGAGGGCAAAGTGCCAAACAAATGCCCGGAGAGCCCGTAAGCCCTCCGGGTAGTGGGTCTCAATATCGAGGAGTTAGGTAATAGTCACGAAAGTGGCGTTGTTATCCACCATCGCGTATTCGGCTGCGATCCAGTCAGCGGACAGCACACCGTTGTAAAGATAGGCATAGGCGATTTTGCCGTCCATTACAGCACTCGTGCCATCTTGGCGGGCCATGCGCATGGTATCCATGTCGGCTTCCACCGCAACAGGGCTCGCATCAGTCACATTGATCGCTCCATTGATGTAGAGCTTCTTGTGAGTGGTGCCGTTCCACACGCCGTGGAACCTGTTGAAGGCTCCCGTGATCACACTGACCGTGGCAACCAAGTGCCCGTTGTTCGTGTCGAACAGAGACATCTTCTCGGTGAAGTCGGTCCCCTTCTGCACGATGGTCGCGCTGGCGTTGTCGCCAGACGCATAGTAGGACACGCCGTCGTGGTCAGCGAAGCCGTTGATCGCGTCGAAGGCTACCGTGCCTCCGATGGTAAACGTGGTGCGACTGGGCATACTGCCCTTCGACCAGTTGCCAGCGTTGGGGAAGATAGTCACAGCGCCACCGCCTCCGGAGAGTGCGAGGTCTTTCGGTGTCCATTTCTGCAACTGCCCGTCGTCGGCAGTGTTCCGCGTGGTAAGCTGGTAGATAGCTGCCCCATCGAAGGCCAGACCGGCCATGCGCCCGAGGGACTGAAACTCGCCGAACAAGTCCAGGAACAATGTGCCATCAACAGACACACGCGAGACGTTATCGTCGACGCCTGTTCCGGCGTCGCCTACGATCCAGTAAGACTGCGAACGCGGCCACCAAGTGAAGCCCTTGGCCTCCTCGATAGCAACAGACATAGTGATCGTTTCGAGCAGCGCGCCGGTGGTCTTGTTCAACCTGTAGATATCGGTGCTACCACCCGGCCCTGCTACATTGTCGACCGCGTGTATCTCCCCGTCCTTCTCAGTGATGGATGAGATGACAATCGAAGTGCTGGTCACGACGAACGCGCTGATGATCGGGATGCCTGCCGTTGTGGTGTCGAACAGGGCGATGGCCTGCTTGACCCCGGCGTCCTGAACAGGGACGTAGAGCACGCCACTACTGTCGATGAACCCATCGCCCAATGTGTCGTATCCAGTTGTGCTGAGTTCCGTGTTCACATCTCCGGCCGGATCGGCATTTGAAGTCGTGATCGACGGCGTGCCGAACGGCGTGGCGATCTTCTCAATCTTGTTGGTGTCCATGAAGAAGAAGTCGCCAGCGGCGTTGAGCGCCACACCCTTGCGGTTCGCAATGGTGCCAGTGCTTTCAGCGGCGATGTCGAACGTGAACGCATCGTTATGAACTGTGACAACGCCACCGTCGGTCTCGTCGCGCATAGAGACGCCTGCGAGCCAGCAGAAGTCGAAGTTCGCGAACACGTTGTGATGTCCGTTGGGATCATCTGGAACCTCGTGCGCGGTCGCGTCCGTGGCTGCAATGATGACTTCGGTTGCCTCGCTGCTTGAAAGCGTAGCCTTGCACCAGACCGAGCCAGTCTCGTTCACGGTGTCGATATCGTGAATGAGATGCGGTATGATCGTCGAACCGCCGCTGTCGTAGATGCGGACATTGATCCCGCCCTCTACGACATCGGTCCAGAACCCGGCAGGCATACCGGCGAGGTCGACATACAAGGGGAAGTCGGTCAGTGTAGAAGCCTGCGA